AACGCTGGCGGATGGGTCGCTGTTCGGTCTGCCACGCTGACAAGGCCGGCTGGGGGAGGGCACAATGACGCGGGAGGGCGGACGAGCGACGCGATAGACGCGGCCAAGTCGTCCAGACCAACCTGTGTAGCCTGCGGCCCCTCCGTGCCGAACCCGGGTTCTCGTTGCGACGACTCCACCCTCCCCACTGAATCGAGGCACAAGGCATGAGAATCGTGGTCACTGGGTCCCGTAGGTGGACCAACCGAGAACTGCTCCACAAGACGCTGGACGACCTGCACATGAAGTACGGCATCGAGGTGCTGTACCACGGCGAGCAGTCGGGGGCCGACCTGATGGCCAAGGCGTGGGCCGAGAGCCGGGGCCTGCCCAACTTCGGCTGCCCCTTTGCCGGGTTCTACGGCAAGTCCGGTGGTGCCATCCGCAACGGCTGGCTGCTGGACGAGGGCCGTCCCGATCTGGTGGTCGCCTTCCCGACCGCCGAGAGCGTCGGCACGTGGAACTGCCTGACGCAGGCCAAGCAGCGGGGACTGGCCGTGCGCATCGTGGCTGGCAACGTGCGCCCAAACGTGACGGTGACGGTGAACGCATGAGTGAGGACAAGCAGAACCCACAGTTCGGGGCCCGGCACGATCTGGTGCTGTGGAAGATGGTCGAGGAGAGCGGGAGGCAGTCGTGGATCGCTGAGTGCCGCACCTCTCGCACGGGCTACACCTTGCTGGCTGGGGCACCCAAGCCCAGCATTGAGGATGAGTTCGCCCTGTTCGGCTCGCTGATCGAGCAGCACGTCGAGCACTGCGACGACCACCGGAAGCCGGGGGTGGTGGCCTTCACGCTGGAGGACGATGATCCGCTGATCGCGGTGATCCATGCGTACAGACCCGGCACCTACAGGGGCACGGACGAGGACTTCCTGACCGCCCGCGACATCATTCTGAACGAGCGTGGGGCCGACGCATGAACGTCAACGACCCGCACTTCGCTGATGATGACGTGATCACCGTCTATCTGGGTGGCTTTGCCGGGCGCAGTGACCTGTATGTCGAGAACGGTGGGCAGGTCATCCGGCAGCCACTGACCCCGACGGTGATCCGCCACGCCATCGAGCACGACTACGCGGTCAGCGCCTATCTGGGGACTGCCGACGGCAAGACCCATGTGGGTGCCATCGACTTCGACACCGATGATGGGCTCACCACTGCCCGCACCATCCAGCGCTGGTTGCTAGAGCGGTCAAGCATCCCGTCACTGCTCAGTCACTCCCGGCGGGGAGCCCACCTCTGGGTCACGACGCTGGACTACACCACCACTGCCCAGATGCGCCGAGCGCTGCAGGCAGCCCTGAGCCTCTCAGGCGGCCCACACGCCGTCGGAAACCCGAAGGTGGAGGTTTTCCCAAAGAAGGACGAAGGACTCGGCGTGGGGGCGCTCAGGCTGCCGGGGATGCCACATCAGCGCACCCAGCAGGTCTACCCCATCGAGCGCAGCGTGGCCGGGCAGGCCGACTGGGCAACGCTGGAGGAGCCGACCTTCGACCAGATCATCGAGGCGCAGGTGCTGACCACTGCCGAGGGCATCGACCGGCTGGCCATGCAGTGCCCGCTGCCGCGTACCTACCCCAAGGTGGATGCCGCCTTCTATGGCTACAGCGAACGGCGCTTCTCGGACACGCCGAAGGCCAGCGAGGTGCTGGCATCATGGGGCGTACAGGTACGCCCGGGAGGCACCGTCCGATGCCCAGCCCACGACGACCAGCGCCGGTCGCTGACCGTGTTCCGCGACGACGAGCGCGTGTATTGCGGCGCCCCGCATTGCCCCCTCAACGCTGGCGGCCATGGCGTTGGCTCCGTCCAGTTGTCCACCATGCGCCCACCGCCGGGGGGATAAATGACCTGCTGCTGATGGTGGCCGTTGCGCTACTCTTGGCGCTCATGGCCCTCGCTGTTTCTGTTCCCCCGATGCACTGAACTGGAGGCACACCAGTGGCCGCAACCGAGCACCTCAACGACCCGATCCACGACCTGTTCCCGGCTGCCAATCGTGCCGATGACATCGTGGCCATCCGCATCAGCCGAGCGCTGTTTGAGGACATGGCCGCCAATGCGGGTTACCCCGCCGAGACCGACGTGCTATGGGGTGAGCCCGACGAGGAGGGCTTCTACACCCCGTCGATCTTCTACCTGCACTCTGAGGATGAAGCCCAGCACCGCCGCTGGCAGATCGACTGGATCAGCGTGCTGGCGCTGGTCCTGTTGCTGATCACCGTCTGGCTCCTCCTGACGAGATAGCCACCATGCGCTCAGCGTTCTTGCCCACTGGGCTGGGCTACGTCTACAAGATCGGGGACGACACCGACTCCGAACTGCTGACCATCGAGGTCACCAACCTCCGTCAACGGGCAGGCAGCGTCTACGCCCTGCTGGCCACCAGCACCCACCTGCCGGGCGCTCGCCAGATTCCGGGCACTGACCGGGTGCTCAATGCCGAGGTCTGGCTGCTGAGCAGCCGGAGCCGGGACGAATACGCCGAGGCCCTGCACCGCCTGATCCCCGCCCCCAAGGGCTCACGCGGCATCAACTACAGCGCGGTGCTGGAGGAGGTCGCCCAGCGCGTGATCGAGAACGAGAACGCGCCAGTGCCGGTCATCACTCTGCCCGCCCCACCACCCAAGCGGGTGGTGCCCTATCTGGTCGAGCACATCCTGCCTGCCCGGAAGCCGACCATCCTGTACGGCGCCGGTGGGGTGGGCAAATCCATCTTCGCCGCCTCGCTGGCGGTGGCGGTGCAGGAAGGCAACGCCTTTCTGGGCAAGCACGTCGAGCAGGCCGAGGTGCTGTACCTCGACTGGGAGACCGACGAGGAGGACATCGCGGCCCGGGTCATGGCTGCCGCCTACGGGATGGGCCTGACCCACATGCCCAGCGTCCGCTACTCAGCGCTGGTGCGGCCACTGGAGGATCGGGTCACTGCCTTGGCCCGCTACGTGGCCGAGCACAACATCGGGCTGGTCGTGATCGACAGCGTAGGGATGGCGATGTCGAGTGCCCGGGACGGGGGCGATGCCAGTGAGACCGCCATCCGGTTCTTCCGGGCTTTGCGTGCACTCGACGCAGCGGTGCTGGCTATCGACCATGTGAGCAGCGCCGACATGAATCGTGGCCGCGCTGGTGCGGGCAAACCGTATGGCTCGGTCTATAAGTGGAACTCCGCTCGAAACGCCTACGAACTCCGCGAACGCAAGGAGCCCGACGCTTCGGGCACCCATCTGCTGCTGAAGCACCGCAAGACCAACATCGGTCGTCACCAGCCTGATCTGGCCCTGCGCCTGAACTGGGACGACGAGCACGACGTGGCCCGCTGGGAGCGCGAGACGTTCGCGGCGGCCATGAAGCAGCCGGTGCCCGAGCAGATCATCGACCTGCTGCAGGTTGGGCCCTGCACCCCGCGCCAGATCGCGGACCTGCTGAGCGACGACGATGCAGTGGTCAACGAGATTGACGTGCGCCGCGAACTGAAGGGCCTGATCGCGGCAGGCCGAGTCAATGCCGGGGGCGACGGGCAGATTCGGCTTGCACAGGAGGAGAAGGCTGTGCCAGAATCAACTCTGCTCGCGGACGATTGACGGGTGATTGTGCCCACCCAGAGGTCAGAGCAACGAGGGAGCCCCCGGTCCAACGCCCGGGGGCTTTCTCTATGTCCGCACAACAAAGGAGCCCCGGCATACACCGAGGCTCCTCTGCCTTGCCCTTGCAATCCCGGCATGGAATCGCAGGCGCAGCCTACTCCGTTGCGTCCTCGGGTTCAACCCCCGTGCCGAATACCCGCAGGGGTGGCTCGGGCGTCTTACCGCTGATGGAGACCTGCGCGTTGGGGTGGGTGTCCAGCCAGTCCGCGATCTTGTTGCCGATCACCACGTCCAGCCCCTGAGCAGCAGCCGCCTCGCGCAGCAGGCGACGGCCATCCTCGCTGATCTTCTGGCGCTGACGGAGCGAGCCCGCCTGTGGGTCGGGCCCGAACTCCGTGCTGGCCATCTGGGCGCGGGGCACTACTTGGATGCCGCCTTGGACTTCTTCGACTCGGCCTTGATGCGCTTGCCCGCATCCTCCAGCGACTCGCCCGGCTGGGCGGCCACCGGCCCCTCGGGTGCCGGGTTACCGGGGTTGACGGCAGCCGAGTCCTGCGCCTCGGCCTCCTGCCGCTCCTCGTTGGACGGGATGTTGGTCACCAGCGTCCCGAGCGAGCGGTCAGGCTTGAACTCGCCCGCGCTGACGCTGGACTGCTCAGGCCGCTCCGAGCCAACCGAGCCCGAGGAGCCCTTGGGCAGGGGAGCGTTGAGTTCCCGGGCCGCCGGGTTGCTGGTCAGGTCCACGTCGGGCGGCGCCGCCTGCGGGCCCGAGTGCATGGAGTCCTTAGCGATTACCTTGTCGTCACTGGCCATTGTCGTCAGAACCTCCTTCGATCCCCTCCGGGCCGGGTGGAGTGGGCTGAGCGATCACCGTGTCGCTGCTGCCCCTGATAGCAACCTCCGTACCGGCCTCCACCACAGGAGCCGACGATGAGGTGGTCCGCTGGTTCAGAAACGTGACCATGCTGAGGAAGATGATGCTGTTGCCGAAGGCGATGATCGCCGTCTGCAGAGCAGGATCGAGCATGAACAGAATGGCGGCCAGCGCCACGCCGGTGCTCAGCACACCGCCGAGGGCGACCGGCAGCGTTGCGGGCTGGTCAGACTTCATGTGGGCGTCCTCCGATCACAGCGGCTTGATGCGCTTGTTGTCGGCCAACTTACCACCCTCCATGAAGTCCGATACGTCGTACATCATGGTGCGGGTGATGCCGTCACTCAGGCGCTCACGGATGGTGAGGTTGACGTGGCAGTGCACGCCGAGGGCGCTGGGGATGAAGGCGCTGCCGGTCCACAACGTGCCCGAGTCCCCGATGGTGGCGATGATCTGCCCCCGCTTCACCCGCTGCCCGACCCGCACCTTGCGGCTGTCGCAGTGGTTGAACGAGTAGCGCACGTTGGGCCGAATCTCGACCTCGACCACGTGGCCACCGCCGTTGTAGCGGTCGAACTCGGAGCGGGTGACCTTGCCGTCCTCCAGTGCGAGCAGCGGTGCGCCCTTGGGCTTGCCCGCGAAGTCCACCCCGGCGTGGCAGTGAGCCGAATACTTGCCGCCCGGGTAGGGCTGCCAGTAGGCCCGGCGAGTGGCACTGACCCACATGTGCGGCTCCAGCGCGGTGCGGCTGGGGCCGAAGCCCTGCGTGATCTGGCCTCCCCGGATCGGTCGTCCCAATGCCATGGTTCTGCAGTCTACTCAGTCGTGCGCCTGAAGGAAGGCTTTGAGCGCACGACGGGCGTGAGCGTCGATCAGCGAGTTGCAGACCATCACCACGTTGCCCCACATCAGGCCCAGCACCACTGGCGAGAAGCAGCCGGTTGGCGTGCAGGGCCGGTTCAACACGCTGATGCCAATGACGAGGTAAACAAGATGGACGCTGATGCGCAGCGACTCCCGCCACAGCCGGGCGCGGGCCGCCGCGCGCCGCCCGTTGCCGCGAGGCCCGAGGGCCTCCAGATCGAGCCGCGACTCCCGCACCAACAGCAGCGACAGCGCCAGCCCAACCACCGACAGGGCGATCCAGAGTTCGACCGCCGGGTTCACCGCTCCCTCCTGAACGACTGGGCTTCATAGGCCAACATCCGCCGACGTTGCTCACGTCGGACATCATCCGGGGTGACGCCTTTGACTCGCGCCAACCGGTTGACCAGCGACGATTCCGCGTCCTCCACGCGCCGCTTCTCCAGATCGGTGGGGTGGTGATGCAGAAACATCGAGGCCAACCTCCGCAACCAGATCATGGCTGCACCTTCTCGGCTTCCGTAGTCGCCATCTCAGCCAGTGCCACGCTGGCCAGATACCGGTCGCGCCAGAATACAATCTCGGCGTCCTGCTGCTCGATGCGCTTCATCAGCACTCGGAACAGCAAGGCCGAGACCGTGCTCAGCGCACCAGCGACGGCGACGAGGGCGGGGTCCACAGCAGATCATCCACTGTTTTCTGGGGGCCCCACGGCATCACTGCCCCCACTATCGGTCTCACGGCAGCACTCACGCTGGCAGGGAATCGGCGCACACTCGTGCTGCTGGAGCCGAGCTACGTGAGCACGGAGCACCTCCAACTCCAGCACCTGCCGCCCGATCACCGCAAACGCGAGGTCCTGTCCGACTTCCATGCCCATGCGCCCGGCTCCTATGGTTCGACGGCGATAGTCTGGGCCACGCCGCTGGGGAAGATCACGCGGAATCGTACCTTGCCTCCGCTGGTGTCCATGAACAGACGGCCAGAGCCCGCTGCCGCCGAGGCAGGCACCCCGATGGACGGCAACTTGATGTAGCCATCGGTCAGCAGCAGGTTGCCTGCCGACGACAACGTAATGCGCGTGGCCGAGGCTCCAATCTGCACGTCGCCACCCTCGATATTGAGGAACAGATCGGAGGCCGCCCCGTTGTTGCGGGCCATGATTTCGTTGCCATCCATGGCGATGTTGGCTGCAGCCAGATCACCCAAAATCAGGGCCGAGCCATTGTCGGTCAGGCCCACATCGTGGGTGTTGTTGATGTAGAGCGTGCCGTTGCTGCCGCTGATCTTCAGGCGCCCTGCCGTCGAGCGTTCCAGCGTCACGTCGCCCGCCCACGTGATCTTGCCCAGCGAGGTGATGATGGCCGCCAGCGCATCGGAGGCTGCCAGCGGACGCAACTTCAGCAGGTCGCGCTCGGTACTGCCCGGGGTGCTGAGCAGCAGCGGGTCGCCGCCCACGATCCGCAGTTCGTCGGGGTAGATGTAGAGGTGCTGGGCACCCAGATCGGTGGCCGACGTGTCGCGGGCCGTGGTCTTGGAGAAGAACTGCTGGGATCGGTAGACCGAAGGCAGCACGCTGAGGTAGGTGAGGTCGGCGAACGCGGTGTGCAACGAGGCCGTGGCCGCGAAGGCGACCTCAAAGCGCAAGCGGATGAACTTGGCCGCCGTCGAACTGGCTGCCAGCAGACCGTTGATCCCGCGAGTGAACAGGGCACCGGTCAGCGGATCAACCGGCAACGTAGCCACCAGCGTCTCGGCTCCCAGCAGGCCGTGGCTAATGTCCCGTGACGAGGTATACAACTTGATCGAGACGACGTTGGCCTCAGCCTGCTGACAGATGAAGAAGGCGTTGAGGTCCATGGTGGCGCCGCTGTAAGGCACATCCTGATAGAACGAAACGCTGGCCACCCCCGAGGCCGACTTCTGGATGCGCAGCGCCCGACGGTCGGGGGACAGCCCATAAGACGCGCTGCCGCTCAGGGCACTGAACACCCAGCCGGGGATGTTGGCCGACAGCGAGTTGGCATAGGCCGTGTCGGTGGCCCCGCCACCGGTCTCGGTGGTCCCCACGAAGGGGCCTGTCGAGCCCGCCCGGAACTGCCCGTTGTAGGCGCCCGACGAGATGAAGTCGATCCACGAACCCGCGAACCCCAGCGGGGTCAGCACCGACTGGCCAGTTACGTCCTGCAGGGTCAGTTTCCCGTTCAGGATGGTCAGGCCGCTGTCGTCCACGATGACTTCAGCCGGGACGTTCTGGACGTTGGTGGCCTGTGTGGCCTGCGGTGCGACCGCCGTGGGATCAAAGTGCGTGGTTTGCACCGCGCTGTCCTGAATCTGCGGCGAGCCCACGCTGTCGGCGGCCAGTTCGGTCTGGGTCACCGCATCGGTGGCGATCTTCGGGTTGGTCACCGCGTCGTCGGCCAACTTGCTGCTGTCGATGGCCCCGTCAGCAATCCGGCTAGTGTCCAGTGGTGCGGGCAGAACCGGCTGATCGACCAACAGGTCCGGGTTCGGTGCCACCCCGTCCTCGCGGGGCAACACGGCCAACGTCAGTTCGGTGTGGCCGTCGGGGAAGATGCGCCACTCGACGCCGTGGATCGTCCACCAGCCCGAGCCAAAGCGAGTGGTGTCAATCGCCCCGCGCTTGATGCGCACCGGGATCGAGTCACCGATGTCGTAGCCCACGAAGGGGTGCATCGCTTCGACCCGCAGCCCAAGCGCCAGTTGCTTGCCGACCTTGGCCTGCTGGGCTGCCGTTTGTCGCGCCCGGCGAGCGAGGTCGGTGCCATCGGTCACGTTGTCGTAGAAGCGCACCGTCTCGATAGCGCCGTAGATCGCCGGGTCCACGCCGGGACTGTTGGCCCAGCGGTAGAACAGTTCACCACCGGTCTGGGTACGCCCAATACCATGCGCCCGGGAGGCAAAGGTGCCAAAGCCGATGATGTTGTAGCCCTGCACCAACTGGCCGTACTGCATCATCAGGTTAGGGCGCTGCTGGCCCGGGTCATCACGCAGCACAAAGGCATAGCCCGAGCCATCGGCCTTGCGATCCACACTCAGCCGTGATGCCTTGCCGGTGCCCTGCCGGTGGCTGTCGATCAGGCCCTGAATGAAAGAGCCGATGCCGACGAAGGTGCTGTAGATCGTGACCTTCTCGGCGAACACCGCCATGAACTGGCGGTCGATGAAGCCGACCGGGCTGTTGGTCTTGGTGCGGGCATAGTCGAGCAGGTTGATGATGACTTCGGTGAGCGTCTTGGAGACGTGCTTGGAACCCGACGGTGGCGGTGCGTCGGGGCTGCCCGCCACGTAGCGGCTGTCCACCACCAGATCGAGCAGGGCCAGATAGTCGATGCCGTAGACGATCAGGTCGTCAGCGGTGGCATCGAAGTCAGTGATGATCCCGGCGAAGCGCTCGACGTACTGGCCGTCGTACCACTCCTGTGCGCTGTAGTGGGTCTGCCACGGTTCGCAGGCTCCCGCGCTGGGGTGGTCGATGGGCAGCGTCATGTGGAACTCGCCACCGCCGTTGCGGTAGGTGCTGACGCCGACGTTGGCCCCATCGAAGATGATGGCCTTGGTGCCGCTCGGGCCTCGGTTGGCCCCCATCCCCTTCAGGACGACGCGGGCAATCGGTGGGATAGCCACGGCTCAGGCCCACGTATCGCGGAAGCGGAAGTACGACCCCGGCAGCAGGGTGTGCGCCGCGTTGACCTTCCACGAGTAGGAGTGCTGGCCCGGCTGCAGATGGCCGTGTGGGGTGCCGCTGATGAAGTCGATCAGGTCCATCCGCAGATCATCGTCGTACTCGGTCACCCGCGAGTCGGTGTCGTATTGCAGCACCACCGGGTGGTCGGCGCGAGGCAGCGTCCACACGTAGTTGAAGGCCCCACCGATGTTCAGGCTGAGGGTGCCCGGGTTGGTGGTGCCATTCACGTTGGTAGGGATGACGAGGTAGACCTCGATCACCGCCGGGCGGGTGCCCCGGTTGCGAACCGTGCCCGAGCCCTGTGAGCCCACGTCGATGGCCGTAGTGGTGGTCGCCACGTTCAGGATGCGCGGATTGCGTGCGGCCAGTTGTGCGTTCCACGGGATGGCCAAGGCCCCACTATCGGGCCCACCATGGCGGTCACTGTCGAACCGGGCACCCGGCGTGGCCAAGGGTCTGGCCAGCAGCATCTGGTGAATCAGGCCCGAGGGCTGGAAATAGGTGTCCAGCGTCGGGGTCCAGAAGTCGAGCGGCAGAAAGCCCTTCTGGCCCGGGTCCTCACCGTAGGCGTCCACCGGTGACAGGGCCTCGCTCAGACCCCGGAACTGGTCCATCGCCTCGGCCCGGCTGCGACCATAGACGTTGCCCGCCAGTGAGATGAGGCGGCGGTCGAGGAACACGTCGGACGCATCCCGGCCTTCGCCCAGCGCTCGCTTTTCGTCGTAGCCCACCCCGAGCACATGGCCGTACTCGACGCTGGTGATTTCGCAGCCCACCATGTCACGGGTCTCGGCATCGAACTGGAGGCTGTTGAGGGCGAAGCCTCGATAGCCCACGCCTCGCGTCAGGTCCACGGGCTAGGTCCTCCGAAGGCGACGGAGGTAGTTCCGCTGGCGGTCCCACTCGCTGGTGTAGAGCGACACCATCTGGCTCAACTGGCTGAGGGTCACGTCGGTGTTGTTGCTCTGACCCTGCCACTGCTTGAACAGGGCGCGGTCGTTGTTCATCAGCGTGAAGGCCTGTGCCCGGGCGTAGTGCCGCACGCCCCATTCAGCGGTCGAGTCCAGATCGGACACGTCATTGTCGTTGACCAACTGGATACGCTGATCGTAGCCCCACAGGTGCAGATCATCGGTGGCCGGGACCAGCCCGTCGATGATGCCCTTGGGCAGCAGCAACTGCCCGGCAAACAGGTCCCAGCCCGACTGGGAATCCTCCTCGGCCTGCGGGATCAGGGCGCTGAACGCACCGGAGCGCCACACCTCGCAGCGGAAGGCCTGCTGCAGGGTCGTGGCATAGGCGTAGGTACTGGCCGCCACGTCGATGGAGTCGATGGTCTCCACCGGGTACAGCCGCCCGACTTCCTCGATCCCGGCGTTGATGAGGTCGTTGACATAGGCCGTGAGGAAGGTGCGGTTGCCGGTATCCCGCAGATCGCGGGAGACCGAGGTGCGCAGTTGGGCCAGCGTAGGCGGCATCTAACCCTCCGGGGAGTTGGAAGGGGGCGGGGTAAGCGACTCCCCGCCCCCAACCGGCTAGTTGGCGCCGATGCTGGACGCGGCCTCGATGCGCAGGTACTTGTTGCCCGCACCCGTGATGCTGAGCAACTTCGTCCCGAACATCGCCTTCCAGCCGACGATGGCCTTCTGGGCCAGCGGGTCGGTGTGGTCACCACCGGGGCTGACCATGTAGGCCTGAATCGACTGCAGATCGCCGAAGGCGAACGAGTCCGGCCCGAAGATGAAGGTGGAGTAGACATCCACCGTGCCGCCCACGCCGGAGTTGGCGAACAGGTTGGCCACGTTCGTTTCGAAGAACGTGACACCGAAGTACCGCCCCACCTCGCCGGTGCGGAACCGGCCCGGCTCGCTGTACTTCGTGATGTCCGTCCACCCACCCGTGGCCGTGTCCGCGATCAGGTCGTGGGTGACCATCGGGCTGATGAAGGCGTGGTACGTCCCGTCGGGGAAGGTCGGAACGTTGGCGGTCTTGAGTACCGCCACGGCGCGACGGATGAGCGCACCCGTCATGTTGTGGGTCGCGGCCACGGTGACCCGGCTGGTCGCGGCCCCCGCGTACAGGACGCGAGCCGTGCCCGCGTGGAGCACGTTACCGACGAACAGGTCGATGGTCTGGGCCGCGTTGGTGCCGATCCGCTCGGCGGCGACTGCCATGAGGTTGTGCGGGCTCTGGGCCAGTGCGATGTCGCTGATCGCCAGCGTGCGACCGGCCTGCTGGGCGCCGTACTCCTCGTAGAAGATCGCCAGCGCCTCGTCGGTGGGCGGCACACCCTCCGTGAGCCACGGCTGGGTGCCCGGCGTCACGGTGTTGTTGTTGGTCGTCACCGACATGTCGCTGTAAGCGATGTGCCGGATCAGGTTGGTGCCCGGGATCAGGTCGCCCCGGACGAATCCGCCCTCCTGCAGGTAGACCGACGCATCCCGAAGGTTGCGGTCGATCTGCTTCAGGACGAGCGCAGTGACCGTGTTGTTGAAGTTGGTGGTTGCTGTGGTCAGCGTAGCCACGGATATTCACCCTCGATGAAGGAGCCTATTCCCTTCGCTCTCGGGTGGGCTGACCTACTGGTTCAGCGACCCCAAGAACTCGGGCTCAAACTTCTTCAGGTCCGACTCCAGTTCATCGACACCCTTGTCACGAGGCGTGGATGGGGTCTGGGACGGGCGACGGGGTGCGTTCGGGTCCATGACCGGTGGCGGTGCAGCACTCTCCTCGCTGAGGCGAGCATTGAGTGCGGCCAACTTGGCTTCGTCCTCGGCTGCCAGCGCTGATTCACTCAGCACCTCAGCAGCGGCGGGGTACTTCGCCAGTCTGACCTCGACCGCATGGGCGGCTTCCTTCTCACGAAGGGCCTGCTCAGCGGCTTCGGCCTTGGCCTTCCACTGGCTGGCATCGTCCGGGTCAGTCACCTGCCCTGACTGCGACTGGCCTGCAGTGATGCGCTGGTTCAGCGCTTCGATCTGCCTACGCAGTTCCGCAGCCTCGGCGGCGTGAGCCCGGTCCTTGCCTGCGACCCGGTTCCTCCAGATGGCTTCGACTTCCTCTGGCGTGCGGGCCTCTGACGTGACCTCCTCAACTTCACCCTCGGTGGGCTCGGTCGTCTCGGTGGCGGCAGTGGCCTCGGACGCGGCAGAGGGATCGGCGGGCGATCCTTCTTGCACCGATGTCTCCTGATTCAACTGTTATCGCCCAACGGTCGGGCTGAGCGCTGGCGGGATACTAGCACCTGCGTCAACCGGTGGCTGCAGGATTCTGTCAATCTCGCTCACCGCCTGATCGGTCTCGCTGTTGCCAGTGCCGGTCACGTAGCCGACCGCACTACTGGCCGCACTGACCGAACCACTGATCGCACCAGTGACCGTGGTGATGGCGTTGGCAGGCCCAAACGCGTAGTTCAGCATCTCAGCCCCGATGTTGCCGACATCCTCCAGATTGGCCAACTCCGGCGGCTTCTCGCTGGGCGTCAGCCGCCCGGCAGCCGCCCGAGCCCGGTAAGACGCCAACTTGTCGTCGTAGTTCAGGGCACCCTCCGACAGGCGCCGCATCCAAAGCGGGGCGTTGACCGGCACCTCCCACGGCAGGCTGGGCGTCATAATCGCCACGAAGCGCCACAGGTCGGTGTTCTCGGCCATGTGCTTGCGGAACTCGGGATCGAACTGCTGCTGCAGCATCACGCTGCGATAGATGTTGTTGGCCAGCAGCAGCCCACCCAATGGGGCCTGCACCCCAAACGGCTCCTTCACAAGGAACCGGATCATCTCGGGCAGAATCTTGCCCCACATGTAGGAGGCCGGGTACAGGCCGAAGTACGGGTGGTTGATCGAGCGCTCCAGCATCGACCGCCCTCGCTTGTAGAAGTGCAGGGTAAAGGCGTTCTCCTCGGCCCGGCTCAGTGCCAGCCGTGCCGCTTGATAGACCGCCTCCTGCTGCAGGTCGTAGGGCTGGCCGGTCCCAGCAATCAGCGAGGGCTGCTCGGGCGGGGTGGTCAGGTCGTCCCAGATGGCCCGCATTTCAGGGCTCATCTGGATCGGGCCGACCTTCACCCGACCGGGCTTCATGTTGTGTGCCGACCCCAGCGCCTTCTTCGCATCATCCAGCACCTTCTGCGCCTCACGCTGCTGACGGAGGGCAGCCTGTAGGGCATCACGGGCACGGTCACGGGTGGCCTCCAGTTCGGCTACGGGGGTCCGGCGCCGTGCAGCACCCGCTGCCCGGTTGGCCTTGCTCTGGGCAGCGCGAGCCTTCTGCAGTTCAGCGTTCAGGTCCTTCACCCGCTGGCGCTGGCGCTCTACGGCGCGGGCCTTGGCGTTGGCACTAGTACGGGCACCGCCAGCGGTACTAGTACCCAGTGCCTCACGGGCCCGCACCTCAGCGGCTTTGGCCTCACCGATGGCCGCACGCAGTTCGCCCTTGGCGTCACGCAGGTTCTGATCGACATGCGTTACGACATCGCCCATCGCGTTGGCCCGCTCCTCCAACGTGCCCAGTGAGGCCCGAGCCCGTGCCCGGCGCAGATCGCGGGCAGCCCGTTCGTACACCCGGTTGGCCGCACGGGTAGCCGCCTGTGCGTCCTTCAGCACCGGTCCCTGCCTGTCGATGACCTTCTGGGCCTTGCGGATCGCAGCCGCCTTCACCTTCTCGCTGGCCTCCAGCGCCTTGGCTGCCGCGACGTTGCGCTCCACTCCATCCAGCGAGTGACGCAGGTACTCAAACGAGGAGCGCAGGGCCTGATTGCCCTTGCGGCCCCGCGAGCGGGCGTAGGTCAACAGGCTGTCGGCCCACCACTCGGACACCACCCGGCCCCACGTGGTGCGGCGTGAGCCAGTGGCAGCCCGGAACTGCTCCAGAATCTGCTCCCGCATCGACGGGTCGAGGAACGGCTCAAAGGCGTGGGCCAGTTCGTGCAGCCCGGTGCGCCCATCCGCGAACTGGGTAGCCAGCAGGATGCGCTTGCCGCTGCGCAGAATCTGGTTGGCGCCCAGCACCCGACCATCGCTCTGCTGCCACAGCCAGCCCACCCTCGGGTCGAAGGGCTGGCCGCCCCGGATCACCTCGATGGCCCGGTCCAGCACTCCGGCCTGCGGCGGCAGCATGGCATCCGCGCCCTTCGTGATCGAGACATGCGGATCGAGCGGGATGCCCGCCGCCTCGGAGCGGATACGGTCCCACTTCTGCCACTGCCACTGGCCGCCCGACAGGCGCTCGACCAGCCGGGCCGCGCCCTGCTGCCCGGCAGCCTCCAGCGCTGCCGCCTCATCAGCCCGCACCACGGTGTTGAAGTAGTCATCCAGCACCGCGTAATCGCCACCCCAGACGTTGACGTGGCCATCGGGGCTGGCCTTGGCGATGCGCAACAGCACCGCCTCATCGTCGTACAGCGCCCGCATCTCGGGGTCTGCGATCTTCGACAGATTACGGCGCATGGCCTGCAACTTGGCCGGGCCCCATGCCTCCTTCTCCATGGCCGTCGGCACCAACCGGATGCGCGTGACACGGGGGCTCTTGAAGGCTGTGCTGAGCGAGGTGTCGGCCCGGGCCAGTTCAGTGCGCAGGTGGTCGGCATAGCCCGGCGTCAGGCGTCCGAGCAGGTCCTCCAGATCGCCCCGGCGGCGGGCCACCTCCATGATGTTGCGCAGCATGTGGGTGTCCAGCGCCCCGTGCGCCATGGCTGATGGAGCCAGCGTCTGGCCCGCCATCATGGCCGTCTTTACGTCGATCCCCGGCAGCAGGCTGCTCATCCGCAGGGCGTACTGGCTGAGGCTCTCGTTGACCTGTGGCGTCATAAAACGGCGCAGCGGAACGTAGTCGGTGGTCCACATCCCGTCCCGCAGCCAGAGCAGAATCCGGCCCCACTGCTGGCTGGTGGCCGTGCCCTTCAGGCGCACCTTGGGGCGCACCACGGTCACGAACGAGGACAGGTCCTTGGGCGTGCCGTCGATCCCATAGGTCGTCAGCGTGTGGGCCGGGAACTCATGGACCTGCAGCCGCAGGTTGCCACGGTTGAGGCCGCGCCCCACACCCATCGCTCCCGCCCGGCCCTTGCGTCGGACAGCGCCATCCAATCGCTGCTGGATGCGCGGCACCCACCGGGCTCGCTGCTCAGGCGTCATGGCCCGCAGGCGCTCGTTGATGCGGGTGGCCACCCGATCAGCGGTGGCGAACTCGCGGGTGGTCAGCCAATCGGCCTTGGCCAAATCGAAACTGCTGAAACGCATCCCCTGATCCAGTTGCAGCGCGATCCCAGCCGCCTCGGGGTTGGTGCGGAACTCCTCGGGCAACTTGTTCAGGATGCGCTGGGCCCATGCCTCGCGGGCCCGCAGCCCATACGACCCGACGAGCCCGGCTTCCTGTGCCACCCGGCCCCCGGCTCGCACCAGTCCGAAGGCGCCCTCGGTCACCTCCAGCGGTGCGTTGGCGGTCAGCGCGGCCCACGCGAAAGCGTTGTAGAGGTTCTGAGGGAGCGTGACATCCTTCTCCTTGGAGTGCCACACCGCGTGCATGAAGCGCAGGTAGCCCTCGGGATCAGCCGCGTACCACCCTGCCGCGTTGATACGCTGGGCCTTGACGTTCTGCTGCTCCCACAGCGACAGCGGCTCGTTGGGACTGTCGAAGAACCGTGCCCGGCCACCGGGCAGGATGAGGTCTACCCCTTCGGGGGCAGGGGTGAAGTCTCCGACGGCGCGGAACTTGGGGTTGAGACCTCGGGCCCGGAGGTCGGCGAGGTGCTGCTGCCACTCGGTGGGGGCGTAGGAGTCGAGGGCGTGGGCGAGGACATCGTTGGAGCGCTTGGCGAGCGACCCCCCGGCCCCAGACTTACCTGCGAGCCGTCGAACAAGGTCTGGGCGCCGCTGACCGAGCGCCTGTAGATACGCTTCCCCATGGGGGTTCTTCTCCCAGTCGTTCTCGACGTAGCGATAGTCTACGACAGCCGGGCTGACCTCCTCGTAGTCGATGTGGGCCAGCGCCTGCTCAGGCAGCACCTCATCCATGCGCGAGGCAAAAGCCGCCTCGTCCACCATCCCCTCACCAGTGAAGTCCACGAAGCGCAGGACCGCGTTGCCGTTGACATCGCGGGTGATGCTCGACCCCCACGCGCCCAGCCCCGGCGCTGCCTCGCTGACCTCGCGCAGACGCTCCGAGGCCACCAGATCGTCCACCTGCCCCAGATTGACGTGAACCGCCCACTTCTGCCCGCGAGCGGTATCAGCCACCACCACGCCCGGGAGGTGGCGCGAGACGACCACTGCCGACTGCTGCCGCAGGTAGCCGATGGCCCTCGCGTAGTCAGTGGCCTGCTCGATGTTGCCGAACACGTCCTGCACTTCGTTGATGGCCTGACTGAACACGCCATGCTCATCGGTCCAGCCACCCACGCCCCGGACCACCCGCCCGATGGCCAGCCCCAGTTCAGGCGCCACCTCGGAGCGCAGCCAATCGTCCCACGTGTCGGTGATCTGGCGCTGGGCCTCCTCGGGCAGGCTGCCGATCAGGTTGAACAACTGGTCGTTGTCGGACACCACCTCGTAGGCGACCTCGGTGCCGTGTCCCTCCATCGCCACCCGCTCAGGAACAAGGCTGCGATAGGCGCCCGGAAAGCGCTTACCCAGCCCCGAGGGCGGATTCAGGAACGACTCATAGAAGGCCGCATAGCGGTGCTCCCGCTCGGTCGGCATGAAGTAGTGCGGCGTCACCGTGAAACGCCAGCCATAGCGATCCGCGATGCGCTGGTTGGCGTGCTGCACACCCAGTTCCTCAATGAAAGAATCCCAGCGCGAGGGGTCCCGGTCGCGGTAGTAGGGCAGGTTCTTCACCCGATCCACGAACTCGCGGGTGTATTCGTCCCACAGATTGTTGAGTTGCAGCCGGACCTCCAACCAGCCCGGATCGTCCGGGGCCATGTTGGCCCAGTCGGTCGCCTCGCCGAACTCATCCAAGAACTCGGGTGTGATCCAGCCATCGACCACGTTGGGTTCGATGGTGTAGGTGACCGAGGGCGACATGGCCGACAGGCTGCGGGTCCGGTGAATCATCGCCGTGCCGATGTCAGCCGGGCTCAACGCGTTGCGATCCGGGTGGTTATGGCCCACATGGTTGCCGGGCATCTTGTCGATCACGTCGGCCAGTTCGGCATCGCCAATGTTGGCGTCGGTGACCATCCCCGCCTTACGCTCCACGACGCCCACGCCACTGCGCGTAGCCACGTAGTCGATGCCCGGCTCGGTCCACAGCCGCCATGGCGCAGCCTGCTGGGCCTGACCCACCACGTCTCCCTCGGGCGTGACGATGATGAGGTGCTCCCGGTCGGCGCTGAAGTTGGTGACCCGGCGGAACCAGTCGAGCATCCGGTCAGCCTCGGCGCTGGGCTCGCCGATAGCGGCGTCCATAGCCTCGGCCATCAACTGGTAACCCCGCTTGTCGGCAGCCGCCATCGCCGCCACCGCCATGTGATCCGCGCTCTGCGGCGTATCGGCCATGACCTTGGCGATGAACTCCTCCTCGCTCATGCCGTGGCGCTCGGCGAAGGCCTTGAACACGGCCCGGTCAGCGTTGGTCGCTCGCTGGTTGCCACCCCGGAACACGCTGCGGTATTCGTCCCAGAACTCGGATGCCGACACCGGAGAGGCCGCCGTCATAAATGCCCGGTCGGCATAGGCCGGGTCGGCTCCAGCATTCACGAGAGCATCTCGGAAGTCATCGACCGTCATGTCGCCTGAGCGCACGGCTGCCCGCAAGGCCGCACCATCGGGCACACCATCGAACAGTTGTGCGGCCTGATCGAGGTCAATGGGCGTGCGAGCCCCCAGCGACTCCGGCTTCAGCGCATGGAGCGGGGTCTCCAGCCGGGACTTGTCGGTGAGCCAGCGCACGGCAATCTCGCCCGGGTCAGAGGTCTGGTACTGCGCCGCCATCTTGGCCATGAAGCCGGGCTGCACCCGGTCCATGTTGTCCGCGAACTCCTTGCCCAACTGGCGGCGGATCACGCGGGCGTAGTTGACGCGCTTGACCTCCTTCACGTTGATGAGGCCACCGACGGTCATCTTGCGCACCATCTGGCCCAGCCGCGAGTTGGGGCCGAACGCCTTGCGGGCACTGTCAGCACCCCACAGCAGCACCACGTCACGCTCGATCTGATCGTCGTAGGCGTACTTGCTGTCGCGGATCAGGGTCTCGATCAGGTTGAGGGTGCGCTCGTCCATCTCGCTGGCCCGGAAGCCCGGCTTGATGCCGCGCACGATGTTGAGAATGAAGGGCTCGACCAGTTCCTGCGCCTGAAACAACGGGTTCAGGGTGAAGCGCACCGCTGGGTAAATCTTCTCGGCCACCTGCCCCAGCCAGTTCGACTGGCCGCCCAGCGTGGTCTTGGCATAGCCGGTGAACTTCTGGCTCAGGCCCACCCGCTTCCAGTTGCCCTCAAAGGCATAGAGCAGGGCCTCGACCGCTTCGCGCACTCCGATCCCCTCCATCACATCCTTGGGGATGCCGTGGGTCCGCACGATCTTGTAGACCTGCTCAGGCGCCATACCACGCGGGGTGATGCCCGCCTCCTGTGCCGACCGCAACAGGCGGGCGAACAGCGCATCGGAATCGGCCCGGGGCAGGCCCCACTGCTCGGAGGTGTATTGCGCCAGCCGCACCCGAGCGTCGGCCATGATCCGCTCGCCCCGGATGTCATGGAACAGCATGTCGCGCAGCAGTTGGCCCCGGCTGTAGGTCGGCACGTCGCTAGCCTCGGCAGCCACGTCCAGCCACGGGTTGATACCGACCACGTTGCCATCGGGGTTGACGGTGACGTGCCACAACTTCCTCGGGTCCTCGGGCCGGAAGCCCACCCGGTAGCCCGCCTCGGCGTTCGTCTCGGCCCAGTGCCGCATCTCGGGCGTGAGGTTGCGCAGGTCCTCGATGATGGTCGGCAGCGCCCCGGCATCCATCTGGTCGCTGACCAGTTCACGGACGGCCTTCAGCAGATCGGCATCACTCAGGTTCTCGCTCAGGTTCTCGAACAGCAGGTCGTATCGGCGCACCGCTGCCCGCACTTCCTCGGTCGCTCCGCGCTTCACGGCGTCGAGCACGATTTCGGCTTCACCCCGGGTCAGCGTCCGAGGCCCGATCATCGTCAGCGTCTCGTAGTTGATGCCCTTGGCCGCCTTCTTCGACAGGCCCAGTCCGGCCTTGCGAGCCGTGACGAACTGGTCCATGGCATAGCCGAAGTAGGCACCATCCAGCATCGACAGTTCATCGCGTCCCATCTTGGCCGCCGTACTGGTGGCGGCAGCCTCAGCCATGCCCATCATCTGCAACCGCTGGGCGCCCTCCACCCGGGCCCGCGCCAGCGCAGCCTCACCGCCGCCCCGCTCGGTGGCGAGGTACAACGGGCGGTAACGCAGGGCCTGCTTCTCCATCCCACTGGCGATGTCCCCGGCGGTCGAGCCGTTCATCCGCGACCGAATGGCCTCATCGGGCAAATACGCCATCAGGTCGCCCACCGTGCCATCCCCGCTGAGGATGCGGCGGCGCAGGTCGCTGACCAGCCCGGCCCGGTGATAGACCCGCGCCTCAAAGGCGGCATAGGTGCCGAGGCCCCGGTCGTAGCGCTGTCGGAAGGTCTCACCCACCTCGCCCAGCAGGCGCTGCACCTTGGCGTGGGCGTCCAATCCACCCTGCCCCCGGATGAGGCCCTCGGTGGCCTGCGAGGAGTAGACATCGTTCATCCAGCGCTCAGCCCGACCATGCCCAAACAGGCGGAACGGATCGTTGATGGTGCGCACCAGCCCGGCGATCGGGCGCAGGGCAGGCTCCCACGTGTTGCGCCAGTTGTCGATGTATTCCAGCGCCCGACCACCCTCGTTGCGGAACGAGGCGAACTCCGGGTTCTGCATTACCTCGCGCAGCACCTGCGACTCAAAGTTGCGAGCGTCTGCCACCCGGCCTGTACGAGTCGCCAGCCCAGCGCCTTCGGCCAACGCCTGCTCGGTCTCGCCCCGGGTCGCCCGGCCCAGCGTGCTCCACACCCGCTCCGGGTTGTCGAAGGCGCCGACCTTCATCCCGACCCGCTCGACCTCGGCCATGACCTTGGGCAGCAGTTCGCGGGGCACCGTCTGCCAGAACTTGGCGTTGGCGGCCATAGTGGCAACCTTGCCGAGTTTGCCCGCCGCTCCGACGATGCTGCTGGCGATCAGGGTCGGGTCGGTCACGAGGCTGAAGGCGATGTCGGCCAGTCCCTGTCCGGTCAGAAAGCCCTGCTGGTCGGGGTCGCCCGCGTCACGCAGCAGACTGCCCTCCACGATCAACGCGTCGATGGCCTTGTCGCGGGCCTCCTGCGAACCAACCGGGCCGAAGTCACCCCGCGCCAGCCGCTGCTGGACCCGGGCCCACGCGCTGTTCTTGATCCAATCGGCAGTCGAATGAACCACGCCCTGCGCATCGGTGTAGGTCTCAGCCCCGGAGGCCAGCGCCCGCTCCACATCGGCCATGGACTGGTCGGTGGCACCGCCGCTGAAGGCCCGCTGGGTCCAGCGCATCGGCACCGACAGGCCCTGCAGGATGAACCCCAACTGGTCGGTGAGGGCAGTCGCGGGGCCAAAGTCGGCGTACAGCCCGGTGTGGCGCCCCGCTTCGGTGTCACGCACCCACTGGGCCTTGGCCGCCTGCCCCCACAGCAGCAACCCATTGAGCGGGTTCTGCTTGGCCGCCTGATCGTAGATGGCCTGAATATCGGGGTCCCATGCCTTGCCACCGGTGGTCAGTTGCGCGGTGGCGAACGAGCCGGGCAGGCCCAGCAGGTTGCCCGACAACTCCAGCGGGAAGTCGAAGATCGAGCCCACGAACGAGCCCACATCCTTGCCGCCCTGCCCGAAGATGCCGCCGATGCCGCCCAGCAGGCCCTCGATGAAGCCCCGGTTCTGCGGGTTGTTGGGATCGGCCATGGCCCGCAACTGGGCTGCGGCATCGGTCGGCTGAGTGGCATACGGGGTCGGCGCACCCGGGGTATAGCCCTGCTCGCCCAGCAGGTTGACGCCGAACTTGCCGATCTGCTCGTTGGGCCGCGAGCGACTCTGCAACTGCCAGATACCCAGTGGGCCCGGCACGATGGGATCGGCCCGCTGCGCAGTGGCGCGGGTCATCGGCAGGGTCTGCATGGTCCGCAGGCTGATGGGCGACACGATGTTGGGCAGCGCCGAATAGGTGCTCAGCCCCGAGGTCGTGGAAAACGGATCGTAGGGGTCGAAGTTCGGGCTGGGGCGGCTCTGCAGCGACCGGATCGCTCCGCTGAAATCGAAGGTCACGGCCTAGTACCTCGGCAGGTTCTGGGTCACCTTGCTCACGAACGACGGCGTGAGGATCGGGTTGACCAGCGGCGAGTTCTTCGGCAGGCGCGGAGTACGGATGCGGCGCGGCTGGGCCTCCGGCGGCTGCGGCTGGACCTGTGGGGTGATCCGTGGGTGCGGTGGTGCGGGCAGTTCGGCTGGCAGATTGACGTTGGCCGTGCCCGACAGCGCCGGGGCCTGCGGCACAGCAGGCACCCGCAGGCTGGGCTCAACCGGCGAAGGCACCGGCCCAGCCTGCTTGACCGGGGTGTAGGTGACCGGCTGGCCTCCCGTGAAGCGATCCACCTCTGCTTGGGTGGTGCCGAACGACTCGGGCCCATGCAGCGGACCACCCAGATCGCGCACCAGCGAGTTGTTGGCGTAGTTCAGGTAGTGCTGCACCGCAGCCGGGACCGGCACATCGCGTGAGGCCAGATGGGCGGTCAATACCGCCCTCCGGTGCTCGATCTGCGCGTAGGTGACAGCGGGTGGCTCCCCGGTCGGGGCGAACGTCTCGATGGCAGCCTGCTGCTCGGGCGTCAACTGGTAGCCCTGTGCGATCAACTGGCGCGGGTTGGCCGCACCCATGAAGCCCGAGTCGATCAGCGAGAAGGCGCGAGCGTTGGTGCGCTCCACGATGGTGTTGCGCAAGTCCCGCAACTGGGCGAACGCGGTCACCGGGTCTGGGGCCAACGCAGCAGCGGCCTGCAACTGGGCATCCGACGTGTGCAGCAGCGCACTCCGCGCCTCGGAGTCGAAGGTGTAGACCGCCTCGACCGGCGAGGTGAAACGGTTGGTGTAGGTCAACTCGTCATTCAGCGCCCGGGGGTCGATGACCGACAACGGATCAAAGCCCAACATCTCGCCGGTGGTGGGATCAGTGGTGCCCGACAGGAGCGACACCGGCGCGGTGACCACCATCCCGTCGGTTCCGCGCTCCACCGTGGCCCCAGCCTTGAACGGGCTGTCTGCGAACCAGCGGATGTCCTGCCCGCCCTGCCCGACGTAAATGCCGTAGTAGTCATGGCCGTTGATCCGCATGACCACGCCGACCTGCTGGTCGCCCGCCACCCCCGGGTTGCCCGCTGGGCGACCGGTGCGCGGATCGAGTTCAGCAGGCTGCAGCAGCACCGGCTGATAGACCGCATACGCCGGGATGGTGCCATGGCTGCCGCCCGGCAGGAACACCATCGTGCCGTTGTGTGGGTCGCTCAGACTGGGATCGTTGCGAGCCATAGTGCCGTAGGCTTCCTGCCCGTTCTTGTCCACGCTGACGGTCAGTACCGCCTGCCCGTCCTCGACCGCCTTGATCGTGTTCTGGGCCAGCAGCAGGATGCTTGACAGCCCCAGCGAATCGGCGCTGGTGTTGGTGCGGATGCCGCCCTCGGTGCCCTCAAAGGCGGTGGGCCCAATCGTGCCCATCCCGCTGAACGCGCTCAGTTCGTTATTGAAGAATCCCTTGTCCTCCTCGGCCACCGCCGAGTCACGGAAGTTGCGCAACGCGTCGGCATAGCCCGTCAGCAGGTCGTTGACCTCCCACGGGTTCATCACGTCGTTGGCCAGTGCGTTCTGCACGGTGCGGCGGTAGTTCTCGTAGGCCGCGAACTCGTCAATGTCGGCCACCTTGGCCCGCTGCAGCAAGAACTTCGTCTTTTCCTCGACTGCCGCCTTGGCACCCGACTCGTCCCCGAACTGGCGAGCGATACGGATGCGGGCGTCAATGCCGTGGGTCTTGTCAGCCCCCAGCGACACGAACTGGCCGTAGGTCAGCCCGGCCAAGCCGCTCTTGTCCAGCGCGGCCTTGATGTCGGCGTAGTACGGGTCGCTCTGAATCTGGTCGAACAGGTCGAGGAAGCGAGCATGGTCGGCCTCATCCCCGCCCCGCAGGTCCATCAGGTCATCCGGGGTGGTGGTGTCGGTCTGCTGCAGGATGCCCGCCCGGTAAGCGGCGGTCAGCAGCAGGCTGGAGGCGTTGTCGTAGTCACGCTCGTACTTCTTCCACGATGACTCGACCGCACTGTTGTAACCCGACTGGCTGGCCGCTGCCCGAGAGCCCGCCGCCCGCGAAGTGGCGGCATCCGCGAACTGGGCCGCCGAGCGCATCAGGCTGCGGTAGACCTCCGAGTTGTGCGGCACCTTGCCCGCCCACTTGCGGTAGAAGTCGGCCATCTGGCCCTCGCCCACCTTGTGCTGGGCGTACTTCAGGGACATCTTCGACTCAGCGATGCTGAACTCGTAGTTCAGCAGCGTGTTGTTCCACTTGTCCCACAGCGGATCGCGCTTCGACACGCCATCGCGCCGCTGGCGGAAATGGCGCAGCAGCATCTCGTCGGTGACCGGACGACCCTTGTATTCGCCGCCGTTCTGCCACGCGTCAACGATGTTGGAGTCCTCCTGCGAGGCAATCTCCCGCATCATGGCCACGATCACGCTGGCCAAGTTGGGAGCGGTACGCGGCAGGCGCCCGAACCTGCCGGTCCTAGCCATTCAGGGGCACCTCGGTCTGGCTCAAAATCCGCCCGGACGCCTCCCCGCCCTGCACCATGGTCTGCGACGACAAGGCCTCCGGCCCGGTCACGTTGGCAGGCTGGACCTCGGGCGGCGGCGCGACCGGCTGCTCCTCCGGGGCGTTCAGCATCGGCACCCCCTGCTGGCCGCCCATGGCGGCCCGGGTAGCCGCCAGCCCCTGCTCGGGGTTGACCCCGCCCGGCGCCTGCCCGGCAGCGGCCATGGCGGCCTGCTGCTGGCCCAGCGACTGGAGCACCGCGATCAACTGGGTCATGGTCTGCACCCGCTCGGGGAACAGGCTGGCATCCGTGCTCTCGGTGCGGATGATGTCCTCCTCGGACTCGGGATCATCCACGCCCACGCGATCCATGCCCCGCGACAGCGACCACAACTTGCTGTTGACGAGGTTGGAGGCCATGGCCGCCGTCTCCATGTCATCACGCGGCGTCAGGTTCGGCGCGGTGGCCAGCAAGTGGGCAACCCCGGACAGCACCGGCGCCAGCACCCGGTTCTTGCGAGCCCAGATCACGCTGGCCAGTTCCCAGATGTTCTGGCGCCACTCGTAGTAGAGGTCACGCTTGATCCGCACCCGGGCCTCGTAGTTGGCCACCAGTGCGGTGATCGCCTTGGAGGATGACATGACACTGGCCGGGGCCAGTCCACGCAGCAGTTCGTTCAGGCCCGACACATCGCTGATTTCGCGGTCGATGCGAGCAAGGTACTGCTCCAGTTGGAAGTTCGGCATCCACGGCGTGATGGCCTCGATCCGATTGCCCGCACCGGGAGCCACCACCTTGTTGGGCTTAGGCATCACCCCATTCGGCACCGTGTCCGGGGACTCGGGCCCGACCAACTGCCAATACTGGCCATCAACCGTCTTGCCCAGCATCTGGGCGCCCGCCGTCAGGCGCTCGTCCTTCTCCAGCAGCAGCGATTCGATGTCGAACAGTTCAGGGCGCCCCATCGGCACGCCCGGGATGTAGGTATTGAACAGCGGCACGTAGGGGATGCGCCCGTCGTACTCGGGGTGGCGCTCCATCTTCACGCACACGTTGCCGACGAAGATCGCGTTCCACGTCTCCATCTTCACGCCGCCATAGGCGTTGCCCCGCCGCTTGGTCTTGGTCGGACGGCGATACCAGTAGTCGTAGACCTCGACCTCCATCGGCTGCCCGGCGAAGGCGCGAGTGGTGGTGATGCCGCCCGTCTGCTGGCTGCGCTCGATGGGGATGACGTAAGGGATCACCGTCCCATCGCCGTCCTTCTCGGCGTCCACCTCCAAGCCCCACTCCTCGTAGACGCCCTCAGCCGTCTGGCGATAGCAGTAGAGCGCCCAGTTCAGGTCCTTGTAGTCGGAGGTGCGCCAGCCGAGATACAAGTTGCGCGGCTGGTCCACGATGGTAACGCAGGGCCGGTTCTTCTCGGGGTCCCAATAGACCTTGCCCGCCGTGATGCCGTACAGCGCCTTGGTCACACAGGCCTTGTGGCCCTTCAGTTCCCACTGCTCCTCGTCCTTCCACGCGAAGTAGAGGCGCTCGGCCATAGCCGCCAACTGGCGACCCTGCTCGTCGGCCACGGTGGCCACCATGTTCTCGATGGGCGGCACGCTCTGCAGCGAGGCCGGGATGTCCACGAACACCGGTGGCGCGTTGACGCTGACGTGGGCACGGCCCGGGGTAGTGGCGCTGGGATGGCTGGCCCAGTGGCTGGCACCCGCATGGTCGAGCACCGTCTCGGGGTAGTAGAGGTTGTCCCAGCGGTCGCACAGCGCAGCGAAGGCGGCCTGCTGCGGCTCGACTTGGTACTTGCGATCCGCGATCTGCTGGAGGACCGCGTTCTCCTCGGGGTCGCCACTCAACTCGCGGTTGTAATCAACGGCGCGAGATGCGCTCAGCACGTAGGGCTCTGCAACCACCTAGTCACCACCCGCCACTATGGCCAGCCGTGCCGTGCTGACCCTCCGATTCCCGTATGCGGACTCTACCGCATCGGGCAACTCATCCGTGAAGAAACCGAACTCGGCGCTGCGAGCAGGCTCAGCAGGCTGGCGCTGCACCTCGGACCACGCCACGGCCAGTGCCATCACCCCATCCGTCTGCAGGCGCTTATCGTCCAGCCGATAACCGAGCAACTGGCGCCGCAGCGCCAGCCACAAGCCATGGCGCGGCAGGATCAGGCGCCCAGTCTCGATGGCCTTCTTCAGATCGAGCAGCAACTTCAACTTGCGGCTCCTGACTCCACCAAACTCGACGGCCCGAAACGGATGCAGCCCAGACAGCAGATCACGGAAGGCCTTGCCCCCGAACCCGGTTGCATCCAACGCGGTCATGCACTGGCTGCGGTCGGTGTTGAACGCACGATGGCCCTCGCTGACGAGCGCACTGACGCTCAGGGTCGTCTGCCGCCCGGTCTTACGCCGGATGCGCACCCCGGTGACCGCACGCGGGTTAGTGAAGTCGAGCGTGATCGCGTAGGTGCTGTCATAGGTCAGCGCCGGGTCAACCCCCTGCACATAGCGGTGGTTGGGCTGAGGCAGGTCCTGCTCAGGCAGGTCCTCGGTGAAGGCACCATCCACCGCCTGCTGGCCAAAGAACGCGCTGCGGCCCTCGATGGCGAAGCCGTCAATGTTCTGCGGGATCAGGTACTCCGGCATCTGAGCAATCAGCCGGTCGAAGGTCACTTGGTCGATGCCATAGCCGATGTTCTCGCGGGTGCTCATCCGCAGGCTCATCGCCTCCGGCAGGCGATCCGGGGCCTCGGGATCGCCCTTGTTCCACTTGTCGGTGAACGCGGTCAGGCCCTCGGTGCTGGTGCTGATGAGGACCAACTGGCCGCCGGTGCCCAGCCGCCGCAGGTGCAGCACCTCGTCCACCACGAACTCAAAGTCGCTGCTGAAAGCGCACTCGTCCCAACTCACCCCGTTCATTTCCTTGCCCAGCGCACCCAATGCTTTCTCGCTGGTCGAACGAAAATGAATCTGGCCGCCGCCGAAGGCGGGGTGCCACTGCAGCCACGGATAGTCGCCGCGTTCCTTGGTGGTGTAGTCCACCACCGTCTTGCCCAACAGATCGACCAACCGGCAGCCATGGCCCTGCTGAGCCGGGTGGGTGCCGGTCAGGATGCGCATGAGGTCGGTATGCACCAGTTCCGCGACCTCGGCCTGCAGCCCGAAGTGGAACCAGTCGTAGGGCGCCTTCATCCACGTCAGCAACTGGCGCTCCGAGGCGCCCGGCGGGGGTGGCTTCAGGCCCATCTTGTAGAACGAACTGTGCGCCAGATAGATGGCCAGCCCCAGCGTTTTGCCCGCCCGGTTGCCCGCACTCACGCAGATGTCCAGATAGGCCGCCCGCCAGCGATCACTACGCCGCATCAGCCCGGCCCGCCAGAAACGCTGCTGGCCGGGATGGCCCTTGACGCCCAACCAGAACTCGGCGAAGAAGTCGATGTCCCAGCGACCACGCTGCAACGCCGTCTGGAAGTCGAGGTTGTCGGTCGGCGCCTGCAGGGTCACTCGTTCATCACCAACGCCAGCGGAGCCAGCGCCTGCTGGTCGGCGTCATCGGAGACCTCGGTGAACTCGCCCTCGATCAGGTCCTCGGGCGGGCCGTCGAGGCTGATGGCCCCCGACAACAGCCCGGCCAGTTCGACCATCATCCGCCGGTCTGCTGCCTTCTCAGCGCGGCGGTCGATCAGCGCCTGCGCCTGCAGGCCGTGCTGGGCGGTGACGGTGAGCGTGCCCTCAGCCAACCTGCGGTTGGCCTCGGCCCGGATGGCGATGGCGAAGTCGGTGTTGTTGGTCACCTTCTCGCCCCGGCTAGCCTGCTCCAGCAGCCCGATGTTCTCGATCTTGCCGTTCAGGCAGCGCTTGACATGCCTGCGGATCGTCTCGGCCTTGACCGGAGAATCCATGGACCGCATCTGGCCCTCGATGTAGTGGGGCGAGCGACCGCCCTGCAGCAGGGCGTTGACAAGTGCCCCCTTCTCGGTGCTGCAGATGCTGCACACCCGTGGGTCAGGCATCAGATGTCTCCCTGATCCTTCGCGTCGGCGTCATCCAAGTCGGTGGGGATGATAGCGCTGGTCGTACCATCGCCCGCACCCTGTGCGGTCTGCTGGGCCTGTGCGCTCAACAGTGGGACCAACAGACGGATCATGCCCAGTTTGGCCTCGGCGCTCAGTTCCGTGCCGAACAGCACGAAGCCCAGTTCCCGGGCGACCTGCGTGAGTTCGGCCTGCGCCAGCCACGCCGTCGGACTGAAGATGAAAGTCGGCACCGGCGGCCCGGCAGCCACGTTGAGGAACGGGCTCGGCAGGGTCGGCGTGACCGGCACCGGCTGCGGCGTCAGGTAGGTCGGCCCCAGCGTCAACTGGCTGGCCGGGATCGCCAGCAACACCGACACCGGCCCCGGGCTCAGGTCGAGCAGGCGCTCCAGCGTCGGCACCGGCACCGCCAGCGTGACCGGCACCGGGGTCGGGCTCAGCGCCAGCGACAGATCGAGTTCGGGCAGCGCCACGCTCAGCGAGACCGGCACCGGGGCGGGCGTCAGGAAGGTGCCCGGGCCGCTGATGTCCGGGGTCGGCACGGTCAGGACCACCGGCACCGGGGCCGGGCTCAGGGCCAGCAGCCCACCCAGCGCCGGGGCGGGCACCGCCGTCACAGCGGCCACCGGTGCCGGGCTCAGGCTCAATGCCAGCCCCAGCGTGGGGGCCGGTACGGCCAGTGGTGCGGCCACTGGTGCGGGCTGCAGCGCAAGCGTCAAGACCAACGTGGGAACTGGTACCGCCAGCACCGCTGGCACCGGATTCGGCGTCAGCGTGATCGTGCCCGCCGCACCCTCTAGAATCAGGACGCCCGAGCCGTCCTCCAGCAGGTAGCCATCGGTGGCACTGGTCTCGATGAGATAGCGGTCGGCCATCTACAGGTCGTCCTGCATCCATGTCACGAGGCGGTTGACATCGCCGCCGCCTGCAGCGGGCGCCGCGATGGCCATGGTCCACGCGTTCCAGTCCTCGCTGGCACCCCATGCGCCCCACGCCGCCGGGTCCTCGGCGGCACCGGTGTTGGTGATCTGGCGGTAGGCCACACAACCCCGGGCATTGGTGGCCGAGCCCCCACCGGTGGTGTTCTGGGTGAAGGTGCTGGGGTGGGTATAGTTGGTCGGCGGCGTGCTCGGCGCGGTGGCCGTGCCCTCGATGGCGGCCAGCGCCAGGAATAGCGCATCGCGGGTGACGCTGGGCGTCACGCTGTCGGGATCAGGCGTATTGCTGTTGCCGAAAGCCCCGGCGCTGATCACCGGGTTGACCGCCGTATCTCCACCCGTGATGCGGATGGCAATGGCCCACGTCTTGACGCTCGACGTGCCGGTGTCCACCACCAACGAGGTGCCTTCAGAGCCATCGCACCAGCGGTACATGATCTGGAAGCGGTCGCCCGAGGCACCCGACCCGGACACCTTATCGTTGACCAGCGTGGTCCAGCCGGTCGGAGAAGTGGGGGTGCCATGGGTCTGGGTGGCGCCGAAGAACACGACGCACAGGTCGCCCGAGGCCAACGAGGCAGGCAGGTTGATGGTGGGATCGACGGTGGCGGTACTGCCATCGGTAACGGCAACGCTGGCGATGGCAGGCGAAGCCATGGGCTAGGGCCTCGTGAAATCGACCTGAACGGCCACCTGCGTAGGGGTGCCGGTCACCGACACCACCATGATTTCCAACTTATCCCCGGCGGCATACGCCGTATTCTGGACGCTGCCACCGTCCATCCACGTGTCGGCACTGGTCAGGCTCAGGTCGCTGGCCAGATGGTTGGACGAGCCATTCTTGCGAGCGTTGATGGTGGCACCCGAGCCCGACACCCGGTAGCCCTTCACCGCCGTCACGGTGCAGGCAAACGGCGCCCGCCAAACAATGACGTTGATGGCCGCCACCCCGTCGGACTTGACCACCGTGCCGCCCCGGCTGAAGGGCACCGCCTCAAAGGCAAAGCCCGTGGCGCTGGTGGCCCGCATGAAACGGCCCGCCGCACTACCCGACAGGCTGTGGTCGCCGCCGTCCACGGCGTGCGACTGGGCGTGGCCCAGATGGCGGTGATCGGCATGGGCCCCCAGCGGACTGGTGCCGACCGCAGCAGCGGTGGCGTCCACACTGGTCGGGGTCGAACCCGACAACGGCAGACCCACCATCCGCCAACGCTGGGTGGTGTTGTCGTAGACCAGCAGCGCGAAGCCGTTGGGGCGGATCGCGGTATCCACCGCGTCCGGGGTGATGATTCGGTTGGTGGCAGTCGTGTCGGTCGCGCTCTGGTGGGCGATGGTCAGGCTCTGGCCCGAGGTAATGTTCTGAATCAGGACCATCCGGCCCTCGGCGCCCCCGGCGATGCCGCACAGCGTGCCCGAGCCCGCGCCGTTCCAGCGCAACACAGCATTCGTGATGGCCTGCCCGGTGATGTTGCCGGTGGTCGTGATCGTATCGGGCGCACCACTGAGCGCAAAGGTCCCGGCAGGCTTCAGGTTGATGCCATCCCCACTGGCGCTGTGATCATGCGACCGCGCATGGTGAGCATCGGCGTTAGCGGCGTGGGTGCTGATGCTGGCGGCAGCGGCGTTGACCCACGACCCGCCCGAGCGCACGTACAGGATCGTGCCGGTGCTGTCCCAGATCACGTCGCCGTCAGCCGCGCCACCGGTCACGTCGCCATCGACCGGGGTGCCCGCCTTGGTCTGCAGGTTCAGGCTGGCGGGATCGAACTTGTCGTCGGTCAGCAGCAGGTTGGCGGCGTTGCGGTACAGATTCACGTCGAGGCTGGTGCCGTCCCCGAACTCGATCTTGCCGCCGTTGGTGACCGCCGTGAAGCGGATGCGGTCAGTGCTGTCGCCCTGCCGCCGATAGCCGATCCGGGCAAAGCCAGTGCTGAAGTTCACGGTCTCGCCCGAGACCATCATCACGAAGTCCTTGGACCCGGTGTTGTCCAACTGGGTGTTGATGGCGCCGGTGAACTTCATCCACAGGAACGCCTGCTCGGTCTGGCTGGCGTTGGTGCCGACATAGACGCCGGTGTTGCCGGTCGAGCCGGTGGCGCCTTCGACCGCCATGATCAGATGGCTGTCCTCGATCACGCCATCGAACTTCCAGCCGGTCTGGCTGGAGCCGATCCAGACCGTGCCCTGCACCCACGCTCGCATCAACTGGCCAGAGGCCTGCAGGTCCACGCCGGTGGTGCAGTTGGCGATCTTCAGGCCCCGGGCCACGGTCTGCATGAACGAGCCGGTGCCCGACGTGGTGCGCATCCGCCAGCCAGTGCCACAGTCGCGGACCAGCACGTTGTCGAGCAGGGTGCCCTCCACGAACTTGGTGGCGGCGTTGCTGTGGAAGTCGATGGCCACCAAGCAGTCGCTGAGGTAGCAGTCCTCAATGGTCGAGTTGTTGGTGTCCTCCAGCAGAATGCCGATGTTCGTCCCGCCCGCCCCAGTGCCGATGATGCGCAGCCCGACGTGGCGCACACCCCGGATGCCGCTGACGATGCCCTGCGAAACCTTGAAGCCGGTGATCCCGCTGGCGAGGTTGATGGTCGCCCCGTGGCCGACGATGCGCAGCGGCACGTTGGCGGTGTTGACCACGCCAGCGGCGAAGTTGTAGGTGCCCGGCGCCAGAATGACAACGCCGCCTGCGGTCAGCGCGTCACAGGCGGCCTGAACCTGCACCTCGTCAGCGGTGCCGTCGCACAGGAAGGCGGCCCGGGCCTTGACGGCAGCGGGCGAGTCGTTGGCGGCGACCAGCACGCTGGCCTCGCTGGCATAGCCGACGACCTGCGCCAGCGTGATCTTCTTGCTGGCGCCGCCCTGATTGACCGCGAACTCGTCGGTTGCTGCCGGGGTGGCGACCGCCGTGAGGGCGCTGATCTTGGTATCAGCCACGTGCTATCAGCCCTCCGGCTCAGGTGACCTGCAGCAGGCCCTCGGTATTGACGGTCAGGTTCAGCGCCCCGCCGTTGCCGTTGTTGGGGGTCAGGTCCTTCCACGCCACCGGGTAGTCGTTGGCGTTGGTGCCGTCCACCCGCACGTAGTAGAGCATCCCGACCCACTGGCGGGTCCCGGCTCCGACGGTGGCCCCGAAGGTGCCATCGGCGTAGTCGATTTCGGCCCGGTCGTTGGCGAGGTCACTGGCCACGCTGACGCTGGCGAGGTCGAGGTCGGTGTAGCCGGTGCCGTCGTAGGCGTCGATGGTGGTAAAGGCGGCGAGGTTGGCCGCGTCCTGCTCGGTGTCGCAGGTCGTGTTCGACATGCACAACTTCACCCGCAGGTCAGCGGTATCGAAGTCGAGGTCGCCCTTGGCCAACTTGGTCTTGGCGGGCGTGTACCAGAAGTCAGCCATTACTCAGGTCCTCCTACCCGCCGCCCGCATCTTCGGCCAGCGTCTCGCCCGACTTGGGCACCGTGATCACCAACTGGGACACGGCGACATTATTGCCTGCCACGATAGTGGTGGTGGCAATAATCACGTTGGCGTCGGAAGTGCCCACCGTGCCGTCCATGACCACCGTGCTGCCGTTCGACTTCAGCAGCCGCGCCCACGAGGCCGTGCCCGAGGCGTTGGCACTGGCATCGGCGGTGATCAGGTTGGCGGTCAGCACCCCGTCGATGGCGCTGGGGAAGGCGTCGGCGTTGAAGCGCAGTTCGGCCAGCAGCACCTGCGTGGTGATCGCATCGTCGGCGGTGGCAGGCTGCACCCCGTCGTAGATGCGCAGGTAGCCGTTGTCGAGCAGCACGCTCAGCGCGTCGGCCATGGCGTTGACGGTGCCTGCCGCGAGTTGCGGATTGAGGGCCATTACATCGCCACCGGCGGCTCATCAGGGTTGGGGAGGACCTGAATGGCGCAGTGCTGACAGCGCCGCCGGACCAGCCCAGAGGCCTGCGCCTCCTGCAGGCTGGCGAAGCGACGACGGCGGTGGCGCGGCACGTCGTCAATGTTGCAGGCCTCGGTTGCCGGATCGAGGTGCAGGGTGCCATTGTGGGTGGTCAGCAGGTAGTGCCGCGCATCGCCGCTCATCGGCGCGGAGTCTACTTCGTCTTGCGGTGCTTGGAGGCCTGAATGGCGCGGCCCTGCTTCGCCGCCTTGGCCTTGGCTCCCTTGCCGTGATAGGTCTTGCCGGAAGTCCCGTAGCGGTAGCCCCCCGAGACTTTCCTGACTGGCATCTGGGTTCACTCCTCCTCGTGCGGCCAATGGTGCACCCGGTGGCCCGACCAGTTTGGCGCCCGGGATCGGGGCTGAGCCTCGACCCGGCGGCAGGGTCGGCATCAGGGCTTGCCTGCTGCTGAGCCCAAGACCGGGCCCAAGACCAGTCCCAGCAACCAGCGGACCAGCGCCAGCGCGGGGTGCCCGATCATCAGGATCACGGCGGCGCTTTCCCCTCCGGCTCGCAGGTGACGGTAGAAGTCGGCCATCAGCCCTCAGTCCTGCTGTTCAGCCCCGCTGTGGTGCCCGGGCGGCGCGTTCGCCACGTGACGGCGGTAAGCCTAGCGCACGCCGGGCGTCCTGCCAACGGTTGCGGTGCGGACTGGTCTTGAAGCGGGCGCCCAGCAGGCACTGGGTTCCGACCGGGGCCAGACAGTCGGGGCAGGCGACGGTGGTGATGACGGTCTTGGCGCTGAGCGGGGTGTCACTCACGGGCTGGATGCTAGCAGCGCCGGGTGGTGCGTCGGGTCAACGCCCAGCGCGAGTGGCTTGCTGCCAACGCACCCGGTGACGAGCCTTGCGGTGGGTTCCTCGCCGGGGTGAAGGACGGACACGGCGGCATTCCTCACCGACGGCAGCACCGCAACGGGGACAGGGGACGCTGAGTGGGTTGCAGTGCCAGTCGATGAAGCCCATGGGTTGGGGATTATAGGGGTAGCCACTGGTAACTAGGTAGGTATTTAGTAAGAGAACTCTTATCTTCTCAGAACCAGTTGTTCAGAGGGAACCTACCTATTACAGGACCCCTATTTACTTACTTTAGACTGCTCACTTACTGCATTTGGTACTAGGGGTTCGGTGGATTGGGTAAGTAATCTACAGGGGCTGTATTCACAGCGCGTAGGGCTTTAGAGAAAAGCCAGTAGGGGACCGGGTACTTACCGTCAACCTAGAACCACCCCCAACCCGGGGGATACCAAGCCAAGGACGGTGTGGACTACTACCGCCTACCTACCCTTAGCCACACCTACCACCAAGCCTACCGGCCTACGTTCGTCGGGCCTTCGGCCCTCCTCACACCCACCGTCACCCCCATCGTCATCCCACCGTCACCACCGTCGGTCCCACGATCACCGCCACCGGTGTGCGCCCAGACCTTGCAGGCCTACTGCATCCTGCTGTACCATCACCCCTACGGGGTGACCGACCAGACGGCACCGACCCCGGAGCGTTGGAGGCACGAGCAGATGCTGCTCCCCATTCACCCGGCCCTCGCCATGGCGATCCTCGCTGCGGCAGGCGTCCTCATCACCGGCTACGCGGTGGGCATGGCCCTCGCCGTCGACCGGCTGTACCGGATCACCCATCCGGCCACCGAGCGCTAGGAGGCACACCCAGATGGCTCGACTCACCTACCCCGACCGCGACACCCTGATCACCCGGCTGCGGGCGTCAGGCACCGGCGTGGTCACCACCGTGGACTCCATCAGCGATGCCACGCTGCACACCAATCCTGACTGGCTGAGCGTCGGGCTCAGCGCCGATGGCTGGGGCCTGAACGTGCAGTACGCCACCGAGCCGGTCCCGCACTGGACCGTCGTGGCCAGCCCGACCGAGCAGCCGCACACCCCCGGCGCCCCGGTCACCCTGCCCGAGGCCCTGCTGGTCCGCGCCAACCGGCTGATGAGCCCCGATGGCGTCAGCCTGCAGCGTGACTGGCGAACCAAGGCCCACGTGCTGCGAGCCGCACCGCGTCAGGTGCTGCCGCTCTACGACGGCGCTGGGGTCAGCGCGGCCCGCACCAGCACCGGCTGGCAGGCGCTGGACCCCAGCCGGGTCGGCAGTCTGGTGGCCCCGAGCCCGGCCCCGACTCCGGCCCCGACTGGCCCGAGCCCCGAGGGGGCTGAGCACCCCCAGCCGGGACTGGGCGCACCGGAGGTCGCACCGCCGGTATTGCCCGCACCGAGTGCGACCAATGGGGTGCTACAGGCCCTGCCTGCCGCCTACGCCGGGAAGATCGTGCTCAGCAAGACCGCCCGCCAGAAGTGGGAGATGGCCCGTGCCGCCCACCGAGCGGGCCAGCCCATGGTCATCGCCATGGTCGGCCCCTCGGGAGCAGGCAAGACCCACGCCGTCCACGCCCTGAGCGCGGACGAGGGGCTGGAGGTCGTGAAGTTCGACGCCTCGGGCGTGGTCGAGCCGGGTGACTGGTTCGGCACCGTCACGCTGGACGGGTCGGGCACCAAGTTCGTGCCCTCCGACCTGCTGCTGGCGATCACCCTGCCGGGAGCACGGACCCTGCTGCTGGACGAGGTGAACCGCGCCAACCTGCGAGCGCTGAACGCCATGCTGCCGCTGCTGGACGGGTCGGGGTCGGTGACGATCCCGCAGACCGGCAAGCGGGAGCGGGTGAACCGCGCCGTGCAGATCGTGGTCACCGCCAACATCGGCTCCGCGTTCCTCGGTACCGAGCCGCTGGACGAGGCGATCCGCACCCGCATCGGGTCGTGGATCATGGTGGACCCGCTGACCGAGACCGACGAGAAGGCGCTGCTGCTGGACCGCGTGCCCGGGCTGAGCGAGTACCAAGCCGCCAACCTCGCCCGGCTGGGCGCCCTGACCCGCCAGAGCGCGGAGTCCGGTGCCCATCCCCCGGTCAGCACCCGCCAGTTGCTGAGCGCCGCGTGGCAGATCGCCACCTACGGCGAGCGGTACGCCCGGCTGGCGGTCGAGGCCGCCGTGCTGGACGGCTTCAACGCCGAGGGCGCCAGCAACAGCGAGCGAGCGCTGGTCCTGACCCACGTGGCCGGGATCGCATGGCGTGAGCCCAAGGCCGGGCAGGTGATGACCGGGACCGGGCTGTGCCACTGCGGCCACGGCGCCGAGCAGCACGGCATCGGCACCGAGGTGTCGGCCAGCACCCACTGCCGGACCTGCGTGCGGGACTATCCCAACAACGCGCTGGCCCAGTGCATGGCGTTCAACCCGGTGACCGTTCCGGCTGAGGACGGGGAGGTGCCCGCATGACCGCACAGGCTGACACCGAGCGCACCATCGACCGCACCACCGACTACCCGGGCGTCCCGCCCGCTGTGGCCGACCTGTGGAGCGGCTGGGGCTACTCCGGCGGCACCGATGCCCAGTCGGTGGAGACCGTGCTGGCCGGGGTGACCAGCATTGTCAACGCCATGGCCGGGGGCGACCATTACGCGGTCATGCTGTCCGGTCAGGTCAGCACGGCGGGCACCGACCTGCAGGCCAAGCGGGTCGGCATCACCACCGCCGCGCTGGTGGACCAGCGGCTGACCCTGCTGGAGCGGCTGGGCGTGACCACCGCCATGGGCGTGCATGAGGCCGGGCATACCCGGATCAGCGCACCGATGGGGCGGGCCGTGGCCAAGGCCTTCCGGGCCGAGTCCCGGGTGGTCTACGAGCGGGCCCAGACGCTCAGCAACATCGGCGACGACGAGCGGCTGGAGTACCAGACCAGCCAGCGCTGGCCCACCTACACTGGGCTGTTCAGCCTCGGGGCGTGGTGGATCACCCAGCGCTACCCCCGAGGCATGGTCACCCGAGCCCCCCAGACGCGTCAGGAGGCGCTGAACCTCGGGCTGGCAGCCATCCGCTACCTGCGCTGGACCCAGTGGGGCAGCGACCCGCTGATGCTGGCTGAGCGGGCATGGTGGCGGGCATGGGGCGACCGCATGAAGGTGGCCGACAAGCCCAAGGACCACGTGGCCCTCATCCGCGAGGCGCTGGACCACATCGAACCCCTGCCCGAGGAACGGCCCGAGCCCGGCGAGCAGTCGCAGCCGGGGCAGTCGGGGCAGTCCGAGGACGACAGCGATCTGGACCAGCCGGACCCCAGCGCACCGAGCGATGAGCCCGGCGAGCAGGAGCCCGGCAGTGCCGGGGCCGCCGAGGCCGATGAGGCCGATGGTGAGGCCGATGGTGAGGCCCAGCAGCAGGGTGAGCCCGACGGTGAGCCCGCTGGCCAGTCCAGCACCGAGTCCAGCGCCGAGCCCAACGCCGATGGCGATGGCCGCTACACCCACGCCGACGAGGCCCGGGACGCGGACGCCGAGGCGTTGGCTGCCGATGCTGAGGTGACCAGCAGCACCTACGGCCCCAACCGGGGCGACGGTGCCGATGGCACCCCGGTCATGGAGGGGGCCGCGCAGGATCGCAACGACGCCCTGACCAGCCCACTGCCGCTGGAGGCCCATGACGCGCTGACCAACGATGATCGGAATCGGGACCTGAACGTGGCCCGCAACCTGAACACCCGGGCCACGGCGGTCAACAAGCAGGAGATTACGGTCACCCACCGCGAGGGTGCTAAGGCCCACAAGGTGCGGGTGAAGGTGATCCCGGTCGAGAAGAAAGGCAGCAAGCCCAACACCAGCCCCGAGGTGCAGGCCGCCCTGCGGGCAGCGTTCACCAGCCGTCGCACGTCGCACGACAACCGCACCGTGGCCCGCTCGGGCCGCGTCAGCGGGCACCGGGTCTACCGGGTGGCGGCGGGCTTTGACACCGTGTTCACCCGGCGCGAGGCACTGAGCCCCGACCGGCTGGACCTGCACCTGCTGGTGGATGCCTCGGGCAGCATGGCTGCCCGCGCGTGGAACGAGTGGGATGCACCCCGGCTGGTCGAGGTAGCGGGCACCCTGACGGCCAACATCGCGGAGGCCCTGCAGCGGGTGCCCGGCATCCGGGTCCATATCTGGGCGCACAACTACTCGTGGAACGGCACCGCGCTGTGGGACGTGTATGACGGGCGCCGAGGCGACAAGATCAACCGGGTGCGGGCCATCGACGCCAGCGGTGGGAACAACGACGCCAGCGCCATCCGGGCGCTGGGCGAGGTGATTCGCCGCGAGCGCAGCCCACGCGAGCGCAGCGTAATGGTGGTCCTCAGCGATGGGGCACCGAACGAGGATGAGTCGTGGGTGCGAGGCGCGGTCGAGTCCGTGCGCAAGGACGGGATCGGCGTGATCAGTGTCGCCATCGACGGCGGCCTGACCGAGACGCAGAACGAGTGCTACCTGCCCGAGTACGTGGTCCCATGGGAAGGAGACTGGGACCTGCTGGGTCGGAAGATGGCCAAGATCATGGGGCGGCTGGCGTAGAGCCAGCCGTGGCCCGCACAACAGGAGGCACTGTAATGAAAGAAAACACACAGACCCGCAACGAGGCAGCCGCTCGGCTGCCTACCACTCCCGCCGGACAGAAACTCGATAACGCTGGTGGTTGGTACGACGCGGTCGGAACGTATGTGCGTGAACCGAATCTCACCCAAGCCATTGTCGCTATTGAGGACGACGCTGCCGCCGCCGAGCGCCGCGCCACGGTAGAGCGGATACGGGAGGCGGTGAAGAATGCAGACGGACCTACCGAGTACGAATCCGCGATTTGGTACTCGCACGTCCTCGCCATCCTCGATGAGGAGGCGCAGCGATGACCACACCGATGGACCCACTGATGGTGCGCATGGAGCGCGTGGCCCTGCCCGACGAGCCGGGTCCTCACACCGTGCTGCTGGGCGAGGGCACGCTGCCCTCCGGTCGGCACATCGTGTTCGGTGGCGAGCGAGCGCAGATGCTGCTCGTTGCCGAGGGCATCGCCATGGCGGCCCAGATACCCGGGTCGGTCCCGGTCTACGTGCTGATCGAGGACTGGCAGATCGTCCGGGGCGGGAGCCCGCACCGTTGTTCGTGCGGGCACTCACTGGATGCACACGCCGAGCCTTCGGGCAAGCGTGAGCCCTATGGTGGGTGCGCCCTGTGCCACTGCCGCGAGGCGTGGGTAGTGGAGTCAGACGAGCCCGCTGATCTGATGCGCCAGTGCCTGCACTGCGACCAGCGCACCGGCAATCTCAACCGGGTGTGCGATGGCTGCTACCAGAACCCGGAGCGCTGGCAGCGGTAGTAGGCTGGTCGTCGCAGTAGTGGGAGCCCCGGGCCAGCGGTCCCGGGGCTTTCGCTTTGGTCGCACCAGCGCACGACTGCTAGCACGGCTAGTCGCACCGAGCCTGAACAGGTCAGCCGGAGCCCGCTGGTGCCATGTCCCCTCGTCCCCTCGTCATCTCCAGAGTCCCAGCCCCTTGCATCGGCATGACAGCCGGGAGTAAGATTGCTCTGCACACGTATTGCATGGAGGCACACCATGACTCCTACACCGAGCGATCCGACCCCGAAGCAGCCTGCCACGGCGGCGGGACGAGAAGTGTTGAGAGCATTCCGACTACCGGGACGCCCCATCGAGACACGAAATCGCATGGACGCAATACGGCGCGGCATCCTCGCCATCGAGGCCGAAGCCGTGCTGTGCGAAGGGTCATGCGGCGATCTGTCGTGGACCATCGAGCGATACGGTTATCCGACGCACAAGCACGCCTGCCGCCGCCGCAACCGCTGCCAGAGCCATCCTGATGGATGCCCCGAGGCCGAGCGATGACTGACGCTGCGAACACGCCGAGGACGGACGCCCTGCTGGCGGCGCTCGACATGCTGCACCACTACGCCTTCAAGGGTCGGCACACCGCCAGCGAAGCGGTAGCGATAGACGGAGCGCGACAGGCAATCCGTACCGCCCTGCGAGAGGCCGAGGCAGCCGCCCCGACTCCTGCCGCGCCGCTGCTTGTGCAAGACCTTGTGCGGATCGGGAGCGACCCCGGCGTGCCGATGGCTTACCGGCGAACGGCGAAGGAATGGGTCAACCGGTTGTACGCAGCCGCGCCGACTCCTGCCGAGCCGCTGGTTGCACCGCTAGAGCCGCTCGACATATCCGATGAGGAAGCCGACGCTTTCATGCAGGCCATCGAATCCTTCGACAAGCCTGAGTCGCTGGACGTGGTACTGGCCGAACTTCGAGAGGAGATAGGTAAGGCGAGGGCGAAGCACGCACCTATCAACAGCCCGCATGAGGGTTGGGCGGTGATCCGCGAGGAACTAGACCCCGAACTGTGGGAGCACGTTTGCGGCGACACTGGGCGCTCCCCGGAGGCCCGCCATGAGGCGCTGCAAGTGGCCGCGATGGGCGTCCGCTACATCCTCGACCTGATTGACGACCCGCCCGCAGCCCGCTCCGAGGCCGAGCGATGAGTGAGCGCGGATCGAGCATGAAGCACCCGCCGGTCGTCCTCATCGAGTGGATGGATACGGCGACGGCTGCGAGCAGTTGGACGGATCGAGAGGAGGTGTTGAAGGATGCGCCTCAGTATCTGGAACCGATTAGTGTCGCCGGATTTCTGCTGGCTGATGAGGAGCGTGGCGTGATCGTGTCGCTGCTCTACAACCACCACGCCGATGAAGTGGGGCACGTCGTAATCATCCCCCGAGCCAACGTTTTGAAGATGACCCAGTTGCGAGCCGGTAAAGGCTTCAAGCTGGAGGCCGACCATGACTGACGCGAACACGCCGAGGACGACGGCGTGACCAGTCATTTCTGTCGATGTGAGAAGGATGATCGGCTGTGTCAGGTGCAGGACTGCTACAACCGGCACCAGTGGTTCTATGGCCCTGGCCTGTACCTGTGTGCGAAGCACGTTAGCGAGTTGGAAGTAGCGGTGCCGCCGGACGTGGACGTGCTGGCGCAGATCGAATCGCTGCCGTGGCCTGAACTGATTGCGTTGCGCGGAGTGATCGAAGATCGCATCACCCGCCTGATGCGCGAGCGGCAGCCATGAGCCGGGCCAAGATGCGTGACCTGCGCCGAGCGATCCGCAACGATCAGATGCGGCGGGTCTATGACCGTGCCATTGAACACGGCTGGACTGCCGAGCGACGGGGCAGCGACCACCTGTGGCTAACCAGCCCGGATGGCGCAGCCCGCATGACGATGAGCACTACCGCCGTGGCCCAAGGCCGAGGCGTGCTGAACAACGAAGCCGTACTGAAGCGCTGGCTACGCCAGCAGAACGCACCACAGGAGGCACAACCCATGGCACATGACGACGACGACCTGCGAGCAGCGGCGGGACTAGCGCCCGAGCGGCCCAAGCAGGACCTGCCGACCGTGGCACCCAAGCCTGAGCCCAAGCCCGAGCCCAAGCCTGAGCCCGATGGCCTCTGGCAGTGCCCGCATTGCGATGCCCGGATGAAGATGCAGGGTTCGGGCACACACCTGAAGATGCACCGCAGCCGAGAGGGCCGCAGTGCGACCAATGGTGAGGCCACGTTCACCATCGGTGAGATAGTGGAGGTGGCCCAGTTCGCCGGTGATGGCGGGCTGGTGATGGTCGACAAGTTGCGGGACGGGCTGTTGCTCGTCGCCCGGATGCGAGGTGGAGCATGATCCAGTACCTGCTGCTGATGCCGGGCGCTGAGCCCGAGGTCCGCAACGAGTCACTCGACTACGACCGAATCGTGGCCACCGTTGGCTACCCGGTCGAGGTTATCCACCTGATCGGCGGTCAGGCCACTCTGTATGCCAAGGAGCAGAGCCTTGCCGGTGGTGCTCCTAACGACAGCGCCACCCGGCTGGCAGTTGGCCAGCGACCGATCATTCATGGCCCAGCGTTGGTAGTGGGACCAATGGGGCCGGGCGGGCAGGACACCAGCCTGTCGCCCGAAGCCCTGCGGACCCTGATGGAGGCACTGCAATGACTACGACAACGATCACCAACGAGGCTGCGGAGAGGCTGGACCCATCAGAGCGAACGATCTACGACATGAAACGCAACGAGCGGGATGAACCGCGCTGTGAACGGTGTGGTCACTTCAACCACGATAACGTCTGGTGCGAGGTTGACGTGATTGTTAGCAGCGGGCCGGTGTTTGAAATGTGCGGTTGCATGGGAGAAGAAGTGACTCGATGAGGGAGGCGCAGCGATGAGGCGCTGGTGGCGGTTGCTATGGCACCTGCACTACCGCACCGAGACGTGGCTGCAGATCAACGAGGGTCGCCCTGACCGGGTGACGTGGGACCCGTTGACCCGGAGCACCCGAGGCTGGAGGCGAGTGCGATGAGCGTGCGGGACTTCTACCTCCGCTGTCTGGCCATCGGCTGGCTGCTAGGCATGGTGGCCAGTTGTGCGCTCAGTGCGCGGGTGATGCCATGACCGAACTGGAGGAGACGATGGCGGGCTCGCTGCGGCTGAACAGCCTGCCCGAGGCGGTGCGCGAGTACCCGTTCGCGCAGAGCCTGAAGCGGCGCTGGCGATTCGACTTCGCGTGGCCCGAGTCGAAGGTCGCGCTGGAGGTCGAGGGTGGTACGTGGGTCGGTGGTGCGCACAATCGTGGGCAACACATGGCTTCGGACATGGAGAAATACAACTTCGCTGCCCTGATGGGCTGGCTGGTGCTGCGAGTCAACAACCACATGGTGGAAGATAACCGGGCCGCTGATCTGGTCCGTGCAGCACTGCTGCAGCGTGGAGGAATCTGATGAGTGACGAGCAACCCAAGCAGCCACCGCTGACTCCCCTGCCCCGGGCCAACCGTTCGCTGGTCGAGCAGTACGTGCGCTCGGCCATGGCTGGTGCGCCCAAGCAGGCCATCGCGGAGCAGGTCAGCGCGGTGCTGATGGCCGACGCGCTAGGTCGGGCGATCCACAGCCAGCGCGGCCCGGTCGAAGGCCGGGTGTTTGCGGACCTGAACCGCTGCGTGCGGCTAAACAACGAGACCGACCAGATCGAGGAGGTGCCCTACGGGTATGAGGACCCTGAGTACCGCTGCGACTGCGAGGAACTGGCGCTGAAGTTGGTCGCCGTGATGAAGGACGAACAGGCGCACGACGAGATTGTGGGGTTGGTGGTGGGACCAGACCTGCCAACCATCCAGTCCAAGACGAAAGGGATGAACTAGTGCAGGGCAAGATCGGCGACACCCGGGCCTGTCACATCTGTGGCCAGCAGCGCTCACCCAAGCACCTGAGCATCGAGCGTCACAAGACGGTCATGCCCGGCACCAACGAGAAGGTCGAGGAGCAGGTGCTCTACTGCAACGACAAGGCTGAGTGCCGCAGCGCCGCCCCGGCCTTCTCGTTCATCCGCCCGCCCCGTTCGGCCAGTGCTGGGCGGCGGGCGACCAAGCCGGGGGCAGCCCCGGTCGGGATGAACAAGCACTGATGCCGACCCTGCCTGAAGGGCCCGAGCGGCCTGCGCCGCCGAGCGAGCGCATCGGTGCGGCCATGCGCAGCGCCGGTGCGGCCATCGGTGCGGATCGCATCACCCCCGTGCGGGTAATCGTGTGCCTGTGGCTGCTGGGAATCGCCGCCGTACAAGCGCCCTTCCCGTGGCCAGCCATCGCCGTGATCCCGCTGGTCGTGCTGGTCATCGACTTGGCACGACGCCATTGAGCCGGTGGGGTGGGGAACCCGACCCTCCCCACCCCGCCCGGATGATAGGAGGCACAACCTATGGACGAAGCCCAAGCCCGCGAATATCTGGAGCGCACCAACGCCATCGCCGCCAGCCTGCCCGAGAACATCCCGTTCATCACCCGCACCATCATGGCCAACGACCTGCTCAGCGCCGAGCACCGTATGGCGCAGGTGCAGTCGGGCGAGATGCCTGCCGAGCAAGCCATCGACCTAACCGGCTCGTATGCCCGGCTCAACTTCGCCATTGAACTGAGCGAGCGCAACTACCTGAGCCACGACCGGCTGCTCGACCTGCTGCCTGAACTGTGGGGGTCGAGCGATCCCGACGACACCGACCCGCGCTTCCTCGCCCTGTGGATGGCAGCCCACCGTCGCAACAAGTTCGTGGCGTTACGGGATGGGCGTCCGCTGCCGAGGCTGCGCTACCTGCCGGTGTTCCGGGGCCAGATGCCGAACGCGCCGAAGGGCATCGCGTGGACGCTGGACCCGAAGATCGCCCAGAAGTTCGCCAACGGTGCGGGCAATCGGGTGCCCGAACCGCAGGGAGTGGTGTACCGAGGCTTCGTGGCCCGCGAGCACATTCTCGCCTACCTGACCCGGCGCGGCGAGTCGGAGGTGATCGTCAATCCGGTGCGGATACTGGCCCACCTCGGCCAGTGACCGCCCCTATAATCAGAATCCTGCAGTACCGGAGCAGACACTAGATGATCGACTTTCGCCGGGTGGAGAAGCGGCGCTCAGACGAAATGTTCAGCGCCATGCCGCAGGAATCCAAGTGGGGTGAGGTAGTCGGCGTACTGCTGGCTGGCCAACCGGTGTTCGTTCCATACATGAGCCGCAACCAGTTGGAGACGCTGCGCACCATCATCGCCAACCGGCGCCTCGGCCTGCGGCTGAAGTCGCGGACCCTGACGCTGGACGATCAGGAGGGCAAGTTGCTGCGCGTCGAGCCGCAGCGCAAGGCCCGGAAGGAGGCACAGGCATGAAGATCACATGGCGCGAGGCCGGACAGATCGCACTGGGCGCACTGGCCATCGGCTTCATCACGTGGGTCCTGCTGGACCCGGGCTGGGTGGTGGGTAAGTAGGTGGCCCGCTATGCCGAGGGCACGACGGTTGACGTGTCCAAGACCAAGGGCGAAATGATGGAGTTGCTGTCGCGGGCTGGGGCCAGCCACTACGGATTCGGCACCGAGCCTGAGCGGGAACTGATCGTGTTCCGGCTGTTCGACCGGCACTACCGCTTCACCGTCGAGCGACCCACGTTGGACGAGGTGAAGGACACCCTGCGACGGCAGGGGCGTGACCTGTCGAGGGTCCAGTCATGGCCCGATAAGGTGGATGCCGAGTGGCGTCGCCGCTGGCGGGCGCGACTGATCTTCCTGAAGGCGCTGCTGGAGTATGCCGAAGGCGACGACACCGAGGCCCGGCGCCTGCTGCTGCCATTCACGCTGCTGCCCGATGGCAAGACGGTCGGTGAATGGAGTGAGCCCCAGATCGAGTCAGCCTATAGCACTGGACGGATGCCGCCCCTGCTCACCGGAGGCAATAAGTGACGACCAACGCCCGCACCGATCCCGACACCGGCCTGCGTTTCTACGACTGGCAGGGCGAGGAGTACCCGTCGGTGACCAGCGTGCGCAGGCTGATCGGGATGCCGTTCACCCTCCACAACTGGGCGCTGTCGCAGGTGATCGACCGGGCCATCACCGATCACGCGCTGGTGGACCAGATGCTGAAGCGCCCGAAGCGCCCGCGTGAGCGCAATCGTGAGGCCAACATCATCAGGGAGGTGCGCAAGCACCTGCGGGCGGCGGCCACCGAGGAGCGCGATCTGGCTGGCGACCGGGGCAGCCGGGCGCACGACGCCATCGCGCTGGGCCTAGCGCCCGAGGCGGTGGACCCCGACATCTTCGGCTACGTCGTCCAGTTCATCGACTTCATGCAGACCATGCGGCCCCAGATTCTGTGGTCGGAGCGTCAGATATGGAACCTGACCTACGGCTACGCCGGGACCGGGGACGCCCTGATGCAGTTGCCCTCGGGCCTGATCTACGTGGTGGATTACAAGACCAGCAAGGGGGTCTACATCGACCACGCCATCCAGTTGATCGCCTACGGCATGGGCGAGTTCGTGGGCGAGAACGACGTGATCGACCAGCCTGCTACCGACCTGCTGCGGCGGGCCGATGGGCTCGCCGTCCTGCACCTGTCGGAGACCGACTGGGAGTGGATCGAGGTCGAGGCCAACCCGGTGATCTTTCAGGGCTTCCTTGGGTCCCTGACCTTCGCCAAGTTCCTGCACTCCATGCGCAACGAGATTGAACCACTGGTCATCAGGCGCACCCGAGGTGGCACGTTGGTGCCCGCCCTCGTCCAGAGCCTCCAGATGGTCGAGGAAGGAGACACCCATGGCATCAGCAACTAGCCCCGCTCTCGGCGGGATCGACACCCCGATTGAGCCGCCCGACGAGGAGACACAGGAGGCACCACAGGCCGCACCGCCTGATCCACAGCGTCAGCCGTGGGTCGAACTGCTGCAGGCCGACACGCCGCGCGAGGAGGTCCACCAGCGCCAGATGTTCGGCAAGGGCGGGCAGCCGGTCACCGACGCACAGGGCAACGCCGTCACCCTCGACTACGTGACCGCCCGCTTCGTGCAGGATCGGCTCGATTCAGCCGTGGGTCCCATCAACTGGCAGTCGATCTTCAACGTGCTGCCCTCGGGCGCCGTCCAGTGCGGGCTGGGCATCCGCATCCCCGGCAGCGAACCGGCTGAATGGGTCTGGAAGTGGGACGTGGGCACGCCGTCCACCATCGAGCCCGAGAAGGGTGCTCACAGCGATGCCTTCAAGCGGGCCGCCGTGCAGTGGGGGATCGCCCGTGACCTGTACGACACCCGTGACGAGGCCCGGCTGGTGCCCGAGCCGCGCTTCGCCCAAACCCAGCAGCCGCAGGCGCAGCCCAGCGCTGATCCCACCCGGGTGCCGATGCAGCAGCGGGTGCAGGAGGCGACCGGAGCGACCGGCTACGTCGAGGGCGGGGCCGCCGAGTGGGTGTGCCCGATCCACGACGACAGCAAGATCGTCCCGGCTGGTGTCAGCCGTCGCACCGGCAAGGCCTACAAGGCGTTCTGGGCCTGCCCGGTGGCCGGGTGCGACCAGAAGGGCGGGTACGTGAAGGGCCAGTAGCCCACACCGACGGAGGCACACCGTGACCAATCGCACAGCCCTCTGGGGGCTGCTCACCCAGCGTCTCGGCGAATGGATCAGCCGCGACAACATCGACTTCGTGGGCGGCGGTGACGCCGCTCGACGGATGCGCGAACTGCGCGAGGCCGTCCTGAACAGCGGCACCCACCGGCTGGAGGAACGCCGAGGCAAGGACGGGCGCTTTGAGTACCGGCTGCTGGAGATTCCGGTCGAGCAGGTGCGGGTCAACGAGCGCCGCTTCTGGCGCTGTGTGAAGTGCGGCAGCCCGCCGATGGATTTCGCCCAGACCATGGCCACCATGGATGAACGCTGGCGGATGGGTCGCTGTTCGGTCTGCCACGCTGACAAGGCCATCTTTGGGAGGGCACAATGAAGCGGGAGGGTGGACGAGCGACGAGATAGACGCGGCCAAGTCGTCTAGACCAACCTGTGTAGCCTTCGGCCCCTCCGTGCCGAACCCGGGTTCTCGTTGCGACGACTCCACC